AGGAATCTAAATTATCTAATAAATAATTGCATTTATTTCCATCTTTAAAATGGAGTAGTAATGGTGTTTTATAATCTGTTACTCTACGTTCATTAAACCCGCATTGATAACACTCATCTTTTAAATATGCCTCAGCTATTAATCTAGATTTAATTTTCTCAGGTGTAAATGATTCCCATCCTGTTCCTGTTTCAATTATATCTTTAACATTAGGATCTTTTCGTCTATTAGGTAAAAATTTAGGAATACCTTTACCGCACTGATTTTTATGAAGATCAAATAGAGTTAATGCTTCTATATCACCATCGTTTATTTTATATTGTTTAGCCCAAGGTTTATAATGCTGATAAGATACACTTAAATATCGAGCGGCAGCGCGATTTGATTTTGTAAACCGCATTGCTCGTAATATATCTTCTTTACTTAATGGTTTAGGCGCTGGCATCGTCGGCTTTATTTTCTTCTGTTATTTGTTGTACAAATGACCATAGATCTTCTGCGTTCTCCAAAAGAAATTCATCCCCATTTATATCAGTAACAGTATTAAGTGTTCCATCTGGGTTTATTCGTTCGTATAGATAGAACATGATCAATTCAGCAGCATCTTCATCAAAATGCATATAAATTAAACTATCAATAATCTGATAAAAAGGTTCGTCGTATTTAATAGTATTAAAACCATAATCACTATCCAACATGACACCTCTAGCAAGAATATGTTCTAATAAAGGTATATTAGTTAAAAATAATTCTCGTTGAGTATCTTCTTTAGTTTTTTTACGACGTTTAACAGTGCTATCCGATCCAATCAAATTTTTCATTTGATCTTGAAGCTTTTTTAGTGGATCTTGGTTTTCCATAACTAATTTATTAAAATTTATATTTGAGGTACATTTTCTCCTGAATTTGGAGATGTTGTTCCTCCTTCTAGAGCAGATTTAACTAACATTTTGATATTACTTAATCTAATTAAAAATCCAATTACATTTTCGTAAGGTACATCTAAATCAACATCTACACTTAACATATGAGGAGCTAGTCCTGCATTTAATTTGGTTTTTAACTTTTGAGTTAAATCTTCTTTTTGATTTGTAGAATATCCTTTAGGTAATATAAATTGTACTTTAATACCTTTTTTAGTTGGGTTTGGGTTTACATCTAATCTTAATTTAGGTGTTCTAGGATTTTCCATATCTGACTCTATAGCGGCATCGGCTGCTGTAATATCTGCTTCACCTTCTGCTTCTAAGAATAATTGTAATTCTTCTAATATACTAATTTCTTTCATTATTGTTGTTTTGATATAAATATTAGATCATTTTGGTATTCAGTCATTGAATTAATAGTAATTGTAAATATATCTAATTCAAATGTACCAATCTCACCACTTTCTTTAATTATGTTAGGCAACTGTTGTAAAATATTAAAAGATTCAGGATTAAATTTTAAAAGATCAAACTCAACTACAATATCATTTTCTAATATTGGATCATTATTTTTTATAGTTAATACTCGTTTAGATAAATCAAACGACGTATTTTCTTGTTCTAATTCAACATAATCCCACATTCTACCAATTTCAAATTTCTCATTAACATATATTCTATCACAAAATAATTCTAATGTTTCTAAAGCCTGTAATTGGCAATTATGAACAATATAAGCAATGTTATATTTTACACTAGGAGTTCTAGACCCCCATTTACGTATAAAATTTTTATTTGATTTCATTTCAATACTCTGGTAGTCACCCACACGAGATGTTTTGCTTACAAAATGATACACATGTGCTGATGATACTTTATGTTCAAAACCTGCTAATTTGTATCTTAAATGTAAATCATCATCCTCACAAAATTTAGTAAATGTATATCCATCTATTCCAATGTAATCTTCTTTCATACACCCAAAGAATAATTGTGAACCACCATCTACTAGACTTTCTTCAAATTGAAGTTGACTAAATAATCTTTCATCAAATGTACCTAAATCCGAGCCACAATCTTTAATAATCTTACCAGGATATGTGTCCATATAAATAGGAGGTTCTATGCGAGTATACGTCGTTATTACGCGTTTACTTATATGTTTATCCATGGTTTCTATAAAACCTTTAGGTAGAACCATATCATTATGTAATAATATTATTTTCTCACCATTAGCGCGAGCAACGGCATTGTTGTAATTGATACCTAAACTAACTTCGTCATTTATTTCTAGGATAATTTCAACTTCATTCTCATTTGGATATAAATCTCTAATATTACGAACTATATTAGTATTATAATTCGAATTAGATGTTGTAGCAGGTATTATTAGTGATATCATAAATTATTTTTTAATTCCCCAGAAAAATAAATCGCAATGGTTAGGTTCAACTTCAAATTTATATAAAAGAAATTCTTTATCAAAATCAAGACATTCTCTAATATCTTCTTCAGTTAAATTTTTATAGTACTCATTATCCCAGTTTTCTTTAACTACATTGGGCATTGTTTTCCAATTAGTAAATTTCTTTTTACTTTCTTCTTCTAATGATTTAATTCCATGAACTGGTCTTCCTGTAGTAGCACAAGTGAATAGAAACATACCATTTGGTTTTAACATTCTAACAGCATTTTGTATGGTTTTTTTATAAAATGGATTGTGTTCAAAACATTCACATGAAATAATTATGTCAAATGTATTATCAGGAGCATCATACTCTTGAGCGGGACAAACAATATTAACTCCTGGTCCTGGTCCTAAATCTAATCCTTGATAGTCACAATTTTCAAAATATTCATCTTCAGTACCACATACATTAAAGGTACCTATACCTAACACTTTTTTATTGGTAAAAAATTGAGGAAATTGATTTTTTATTTTGTTAACGTAATCAATTTGTTCTTTATGAGCCATTTTATTTACTTAATAATTTTATATCGTTTTGTACCATTATATGTACCATTTGTTTAAAATCTGTTTTTGGAGACCAATCTAATTGTTTATATGCTTTAGTAGCATTTCCTCTTAACACATCTACTTCTGCTGGTCTTATAAATTGAGGATCTATTTGAATGTATGGTTCCCAATCTGCAATTCCGATTGCTATGAATGCTTCATCTAAGAAGTCTCTAATAGAATAAGTGCAGTTAGTAGCAATAACATAATCATCTGGTGTATCTTGTTGTAATATTAACCACATCGCTTCAACATAATCAGGAGCATAACCCCAATCACGTTTTGCATCTAAATTACCCAATGAAATATGATTTGCTAATCCTAAATGAATTTTAGCTACACCATTAGTTATTTTTCTAGTTACAAATTCTAAACCACGTCGTTCTGATTCATGGTTAAATAGTATACCAGAACAAGTAAACATATCATAAGATTCTCTATAATTTTTAGTTATCCAATGTCCATATAATTTAGCTACACCATAAGGCGAACGAGGGTAAAATGGTGTATTTTCTGTTGCTGGGTTTTCAACCATACGTCCAAACATTTCTGAGGATGATGCTTGGTAAAATTTAATTTTATCCGAGCCATATTCACGAATGGCTTCTAACATTCTTAACACTCCTAATCCTGTTACATCACTAGTTTGTTCTGGGGTGTTCCAGCTTTCTCCCACAAATGATTGAGCAGCCAGATTATATACTTCATCGGGGTTAGCTTCTTTTAGGGCTCTTAAAAGAGAATTTTGATCTGTTAAGTCTCCTTTTATAAATTTAATTTTATCTTGTATATGTAGTATATTTGTTCGGTTTTCACTAGAACTACGTCTTTCTAATCCGTAGACAGTATATCCCTTTTCTAGTAAAAAGTCAGCTAAATGACTTCCATCCATTCCGTTTATTCCTGTTATTAACGCTGTTTTCATATTAATTATTTTGATTTATTCTATTTGGTGAACTATCAGCAATAGGCATAGGCGTATATTGACCTAAAGGTCCATGTAATGGTAACTTTCCGTATTTTTCTACAAAACGTTGCAAACTTCTTTGCTCATATGCTGCTAAATGAGCTGGTCTTTGGTTTAAATTATCATCGGGAAATCGGCTTGTTCTAGAAGCGAAGTGATAAAGTACAGACTTACTGGTAAGTTTAAATTTAAAACCTTCATTTAACATTCTAATAAAAATATCGGCGTCTTCCCAATACATTGGTGCAAATCTATCATCATTACCTCCTATGTAATCCCAATCTTCTTTTTTAATAACTCCACTTACTCCTTGAGGAACATCAAACATTATATCATTTGAAGCAGCAAATTCATTACTCCATTCTGTAAAAAAGTCACTATTAAAATTATGATGAAATTCACCAAAGGCATCAACTGGAACTTTTACTACTCCTGGTCTGCTATTAGGATCATTAAATATGTCTGGTTCTATTCTATAACTAAATGACCATATTTTGTCTTGTGAGTTATTTTCGCATATATCTACCAATTCTTTATCCCAATTTCTAGCCATGTAAAAATCTGAAGATAAAAACCCAATATATTTAGTTTTAACTTTACTAGCGCAGAAATTCATTCCACCTCCAATACCTCTTGGTATTTCGTTTTTTTCAATATAAATTTCTAAATTATATCGTTCTTTATTTTCTTCTAACCATTCATTAGTACCGTCAGTGCAATTCTCAGCATGTATAACGAATAAAGCGTCTTTATAATATCCGTTTTCTCTAGCGGATTGTACTGCTAATTTTAAATAATTTAAAGTATTGAATGTAGATAGTGCGTATGTTATCATATTATTTATATTTTAAAAGAATGTTACAAATTTTATCAATATCTTCCTTAGCTAATTTATCATGATTTGGTACATAGATACCTCTTTCATCTATAATTGAGCAGTTTGGTAATATTTTCTCACCATACAATTTTTTATAAAAAGGTTGTGTTCCCATAGATCCTGAAATTAAAGGTCTGCAGGTAATGTTATTATCTGTTAATTCTTTGATTAGATTTTCTCTATCTTGAGCAGTTTTGGCTATAAATGGAAGTGCAAAATTTGCAATAAATTCATTTTTAAAAGTTTTAGGAAACCAAACTTTGCCTTCTAATTTTGATTTGTAATATTGAAAATTCTCAGCTCTATTATTAATCATTTGATCTACTTTATTTAATTGAAGTAATCCAAGATAGGCTTGCAAATCAGTACTTCTTAAATTAAAACCAGGAATATAAAATGTATATAATGAAGAGAATTCGGATATTTTCCATTCTTCTCTAAGATTTGTTTGTTGAGTTTTAGGTAAATCTCTATCCCATCCATGACTTCTAAGTTGAAGTAATGTATAATATACTTCATCATCGTTTGTTGAAATAATACCACCTTCAATTGTAGACATTGTATGTCCAAAGTAGGTTGAAAATGAAGACATTAATCCAAAATTACCTAATTTAACATCATTATATTTAGTTCCTTGAGACTCACAATTATCTTCAAGCAGAATTACATCATATTTGTTACATAATTCTACAATTTTTTCCATATCCGGAGAAAGACCTAAAACAGAAACTAATAGTAAAACAGAAGGATTTTGTTCAATAAATATGTTTTCTAAATGATTTAAATCAACTGATAAGTTATCTAGATTACAATCGATTAGTAAAGGTGTCATATTTAATTGTAAGACAGGTGATAGGTCAGTTGCCCAACATAGTGAAGGTACGCATACTTTATCATTTTTCATTTTTCCCAATACTCTAAGAGTGTATAGCATTAAAAGATTTGCAGATGATCCCGAATTAACAAAGATAGAGTGTTTAGTTCCTAACCAATTACTCCACTTATTTTCAAATTCAATTGTTCTATCCCCTTTTGTTAATCTTGGATATGTTTTTAACCAATCTACTAAATTATCAATATCTTGATTATCTATTGTGTCTTGAATTAACTCTATTTTTTTCATTTATTTTATTTTATTTTTAAATATAATGATTATTTTTTAATTATCCAAATTTTATATAGCAGTATACTAGGCAGTAGTTACTAGTTTATGAATAAGCTCATTACATTGCTTTTCGTATTTTTTATATACTACACCTCCTCTAGCAGTACTAGTTCCTAATCTTTTTTTAGGATGTGTACAATTGTGTCCTTTTAGTCTAGTAGGAATATGGTATTGAGAAATATTATTCTTTTTCATAAACAACTCCATATAGTAATCATGACCACCTAAATGAACACCTTCTACTATAAAAGGGTAAGGAAAGTCACTAGATACAGCAGCTAGTGCTCCATCCACTTTAGGTTGAGATAATTTAACTAGAACAGGTTCGTATTGCTGATTAAATTTATTTAGGTCTTCTTGATTTATGTAATGCCCTACTCCAAATGGTTCAGGTGTATTTCTCTGAGGTTCTTCAGGAGGTCCTGTTCTTGGTATTTGCTGTACGATAGGGTGTTCTACTTCGTCCCAAGTAGAGTCCCACATTTTTCTATTTGATAAAGATACAAGATGTGGTTGTTCTATATTAATATTTTCTAATAAGAAAAAATAATCTTCAGGAACTAAACAATCACTCTCTAACCATACTGTGTACTTTGCTTCACTCTTATATGCTTCTCGAGCCCAATCCCCTATATTATAGAAAGGTTCACTATCTGTTTTTTTTATTATACTAGCATTTTCTAATACAGGGTGATCTAAAAATATATCAAACATTTGTTCAGGGATAAATCCTTCGTCTGGTTTTTCAATATATGTTTGGGAATTTAAACATAGTACCAGATCTACAGGTTGAGTTGCGTTTGATATTGCTTGTTGTATTGAGTCTAATGTTTCGTTAATCATTTGACTTTCGTACCACATTATATGTAGTGTTGCTAATGTGTTAGATTTCATAATTAAGAGTTTTATTTCTGATCTCCATAAATTTACTAAATTTTCCTGATTTTTCAAAATATTCGAACATATTTCTTTCAGCTAAATTACTAACTTGGGATAATTCTGAATTTAGTTTAAGAGTTTGGCTGATTAGATGTATTGTAGGTGTTTTATCACATACTCCCATTTTCCAATTATTTTCTTCACATATTATACTAGAAAGGAAGTCAATACCCCACCCATAGATTAATTGTTCAGGAATTGGATGGATTTTTTCAGCTAATTCTCTAGAGAACATAGGAGCTTGATAATCAATGTACGATACTTCTCGAGTAGTTCCAGTATGCCAAGGTCTCATAGTTTTCCAAATAGACTGTTCACCTGTATGAGGTTCTAATACGCAAGGGGAAATTAACTTAAAATCACCTTTAAACATTTCTTCTCGTAATGTTTTAATATAATCATAACCATGTAAGTGTAAATCATTGTTCAATATTATAACAGAATCATATTGAGGTGATTCAAGAAATAAATCTAATATAACACTTACACCCCCTCCATAAAATACATTTTGTTCTAAGGCGTGAGTGGTATATTTACTTATTTTATCAGAGTTAGAACCGTTATCTACTACTATTAGATCATAGATATCTTTTTCATATGGTTTTAAATTTTCGTATAAACTATCTGTTAGCTCATAAGTGTTGTATTGAAGTATTGCTACTAATGTTTTCATATTAATAATTTTTATAAATTGTTTCCCAATCAATTACAGGAGCTAACCATTCTACTTCACAATGTGTAGTTAAGCTTGGTATTGGTGCTAGTACATTTCTGCCTTTAGTAGCACTTAAAAATTCAAATCGACCTCTATCACTTGGGTTAGAAGTATGTATATCAAAGTCTTCATTTAGTATTCTTTTAGATATAATAATACTACCAGTTGAACTAGGGACAGTTTTCCAATGATGAGTTTTCGTTACTATCATATAAGTCATCAATCCCGGGTAATTATTAGGATTATAGAAGTCTGGGTGGTCATATGGTGTGATATAGTCTAGTCCTTCATATAAGTTAAATAATTCTTGTACTTTGTAAGGCCAATTAGGGATAAAGGCATAATCATTTTCTACAAAGTAAATTAAATCATTATCTTCTAATAGTAATGTTTTAGCATAATTCCAAGCATGAACATAGGATAACCAATCTGATCCTCCTTGAAAATTTTCTATGTGGTGTATTCTAGAATCATTTCCTTTATATTCACCATCATATACTAGATGAAATTTAACAAAATTTATTCCATCAATTGTTGATAAAATATTATTTAAACTTTTTTCGTAGGAAAACCAATGTGGTCTGTTTTTTCCTATACCACTAGCATTGCTTGTATGTCTATATATTATGTGTATCATTTTATTTTTTTAGCTGGTGTTCCTGTGTATGTTCCTGGTTCTTCAATGTGTTTTACTACAGCAGCATTAGATCCAATTGTAGTGAAACTATGTATTGTTATTTTTTCTTTAATTGAAGCATTTGTTCCCATATACACACAATCATATATTCTTACATTACCGGATATAATAGCTCCAGGCATTGCACTAAAATAATCTCCTACTATACAGTCATGTCCTATCTGACTACTCCTATTTAGTAAAGCATGTTTGCCTATTTTAATGTTAGTAGTAAGGATTGAATAAGCTCCTATAAAACTACCTTCTCCTATTTCAACATTATCCAGTACAAGAGCTGTAGGATGTATAAAGGTAAAGTATTTTGTTTGTTTTGGAAGTTTTTGAACAATGTCATATCTATCTTTAGAAGACCCAACTGCTATTATTACTTCATATTCTGTTGGGTCAAAAGAAGAAAGAGGTTGAGTACCTTCTATTATATAATCATCATCTACAAAACATATAAGATTCTCTCCTATTTGAGCTAATACTTCTCTAGCATGCCCTCCAAATCCTATTAAAGCTTTTTTCATTTAGTATAAATTTCAAACTTAGATAGATCCGGATAAGGTAATTCTAAATCAGCATTATGTTTTTTAGTCCCATCTATGTTATAGAACTGGTTCATTAGGAGTATTCCTCGAGCAGCTAGTTCAGGCATCATGTAGAAATTCCATCCTAACATATCTAGATTATCATCATGATATGAACATTCTCTTCTTCCACTATATCTAGCTCGTTTGAACCAAAGATATGCTTCATAGTCATCAGTTAAGATAGCTCCTCCTTTACTTAATTTAAAATGTTTGTAAGGCCCTGTAAATGAAACACACATATGAGTTTTAGATTTGTACATATCTGCTGTAAAAGATAAAGCAGAATCCCAAACATTACTTCCTTTTAAATTATATGCTCCTTTTATAGTTTTTCCTTTAACAGGTTCAAATTCTACTTTTAAACCAGCGTGAATAATTTCACACGGTACAGAAGGATAAGTTCTATTAGGTATTTTTATTGTTGGAGAAGTTATACTCTTTTTTACGTAATTTTCATAATATAATGCTAAGAATAATCCATTACTCATATTATCTAAAGTAACTACATATTTTGCTCCGGTATAATCGGCTAAAGCTTTTTCAAAGTCTTCTGTTATTTTATAAATTCCGTTTGCCATAGTTATATATATTTTCTACTAATATCTCTAAAATTGTCTATAAACAGATAACCTGCATTTTTTAATTCGAAAGGTTTAGAAACTAAATTATAATTTTCAAGTAATGATTTTCCTGTAGACTTCCTAAATGCTATAGTCCCCCAAGCATACGCATAATCATACTCAGTAAATTTATGTTTAGGTTTTTCAAAGAATACATTATTACATATAATACCCCAATTTTGGTGATCTGATACTTCAAATAACCCAAATACATAATCATTGCCTGCTTTCATACATTTATCAACGTCTAAAAAGAAATTTTCAGGATAATCAAAACGAGTATCGGGAAGAATTACAATATTTGTTGCATCCCAATATGGTTGTGTTTTTAATAATGATTCTCCTACTGAGTTTCCATCATCAAACACATAAGTGATTTGTTTTTGGTCTAAATACTTATTAAATTCTTCCTTCTCAGGGCGAGTAATAATAATAGGTTCTATATTATATTTTTTACATATATTTAAAGACCATTCAATAGTAGGAGCTCCAGTTTCATCAGGAATTAATTCTTTAGCTTGATGTGGGGCCATTCTCATTCTAGTGCCGAATCCAGCACAAGGTATTAATGCTTTCATAATGTATCGTAATATTTATTTTGTTTTTCTTGTCTATCGATTGTCTTTGGATGATATAACGAATAATCTTCTTCCATTGGTAAAGTCGTATAATTTTTAAATCCTTCTAATCTTTCATGAACTTTATTAACCCATTGTATTTTTGAAGTATTTCTATAAATTCTCCATTGATAATCTGGCCAGTTAACCCATCCTTCTGAATTTATATTCCATCCCCATTTTTGTATATGTTCTTGTGTAAGTCCTTCTACAGTATTTACTCTAGGTACTAATAACACATCTAATTCAGGATTTGATTCTAAAATAAAAGGTAAAGATTCTATAATAGGTGTGCAAGGAATCTCATCAGCATCTATTTGAAAGATAAAATCTCCAGTACATAATTTAGTAAGTAGATTTTTCCATTTACCAAAGTCATCATTAAATTGATCTTTATGTAAAAAGGTAAGTTTTTCTTCTGTCTCTAATAAATAATTCCAAACTTCTTTGGTACCTTTACTATCAAATAGTATAACTATTTCATCTTGTTCTCGTTTGTTTAAAAGAAGGAAATTGACTAGTCTTTTTATTTCCTCTAATTCATTACAAACTGTTATTGCATAACTTATTTTCATATTTTACAATGCGTTTAATCTTGTAACGGCCGATGCATATGATTCTTTTGGAAAGTATTCTATACCTGCTAGATCAACTTTATGCGTTTGATTTTTAGGGAATTTAGCCTTTTCCTCATCTTTAATTAATGTTAATGGTGCTACTGACCACCCCCATGTATCTTTGCTTGTTCCATTAGGGAATAGTATTCCTTTTTCAGGTACATTAATTGTACTAGGATACCAAACAAATCCAGCATCATCAATAAATTCTAAATCTTTAATTAATTCAGGTAATATTTCTTTAGATGATTTTACAAAGTCACTATCCTTAACCATATGTGAAGTACTTCCGTAACCACAGTTAAAACACATCCATTGTATAAATTGAGGATTATGATATTCATAACACATTTCTGCATCGCAATGAGCACATTTTACTAAATTATCTTCCATTTTATTTTATTTTTGTCAGTTTTGGTAATTTAAGTTCAATATGTTTAGGAAATTCCGGTACATATTTAACTAATGTTTCGCTTAAAGATTCAGTCATCTTATCTAATGAGAAATTTTGTTTATTTCTAAAAGCAAGACGTTTTGCTTTTTCTTGATAATCTTTATATTTGTCAAACACATCATTAAAAGCATGTCCTACTTGATTGTCATCTGGTTTAAACCATTGGCTATTTTGTAGTATAACATTAGGAACGTGCGCACTTGGGTGAACTTGTTGTAATGAACCTCCAACTAAACCTGCGAATTCTGAAGGTAAGAAATCAATATGACCACTCCAACCAGAAGCAATAATAGGTTTTCCAACAACGCTAAATTCTAATAAAGGTCGTCCAAATCCTTCACCTTTGGTGAGATTAACCATTGCCTTTACTTTTGTATGATTGTATATGGCATTTATTTCACTATCGCTTAAATCGCCGTGTATTACGTAAATATTGGGTAAATTTTTACCAGCTACTGTTTTTCTAACATCATCTATTCTTTTTAAAATTCTATCTCTATCTAGAATAGAAGTTGCACCTTGAGATACTTTTAATATTAAAGCAGGTTTATTTTTTTTATTTTTAAATACTTCTAAGAATGCTTTAATTGTATATCCAACATTTTTTCTATCTTCTCCAAACTCACCTTGAAGCCAATGTCCAACAAATAGATAACAGAAATTTTCCGGAATGGTATCTAAATCTTTACACACATCATAATCTAACTTTTTAGTTGCTTTAAAGTATTTACTTAAATCAGCACCTTCAAATAGAATTTCAACTGGTGTTTTTAATTCAGTAACTCCTGTTTGTTGCCCGGCTTGATTTCTTTGTTCAAATCGGCTAGCTTGAAATACTTTTTTAGAGTGATCTGATGATGTTAAGATTAGGTTCATTCTATTACATCCTTCAATCCAAGTAGGATCACAAATTGTAGTTTCAATACCTGCTGTTACTCCAATATTAAATTTTCCTACTGGTTGGAACTCGTTTGGTACTGTGATTTGAATCCACACATCAGGTTGTGATGGGAGATTCATAGTTAATGCTCCTGCAATTCTATCTTTTAAATCTTTTTCCTCAGGAATGTTTTCATTTAATGCTCCAAATGGGGTTTGTCCCCACCTTTGGGATAAAATTCTAATATCCCATTCTTCACCTTTAGAGGCAATAAGTGATCTTACAAAATCACGTGATCTAGCTCCATATCCACTAAATGTGTCGATAGGACAGCTTACTATACAAATTGGTTTACTCATAACGAAATTACAGTTTTATTTTGTTTTGCGATTAATTCTTCTATTTTAAGGAAATCATGAGATTTTCTTGGTATCCAAGTATCAAACGTTTGATCAATATATCTAATAACATTTTTACCCATATTAGTTGAAGTCATCATAGCTTCATCAGATAAAGTCCATTCACGTGCTAAATTTCCTAAACGTTTGCGTTCTTCTGAACTTAAATCGTATATTGCTTGGATTTGATTAGCAGCATCTCTAAAATCTGCTCTATCATCAAATATATAAGGCGTTGGTACGGAGCCTATTAAGCTCATATTGCTAGGGAATACAGGAAAGGCCCATTCTCCACATTTTTTATATTTTCCAAAATGGTTTGATCCAAATTCTTCTGTAAACTTGATCCAATCTCCATTTTCGTCTTCAAAACGCATTTGATCTTGCATACCTCCAGTAACGTTTGCAATAATAGGCTTACCACACATCATAGCTTCAGTTAATGATAATCCCCAACCTTCATTTGATGAAATTAATATTCCAGCATCAGCACAGTTAAACAATAAATTCATTTGTTCGGGAATGAATCGGTTTAATCCTGTAAGAAACACATTAGGTGGTGTTTTACCCCAGATCATTTCGATTACTGCTGGTAAATCTGTTCCATTTTCATCTACTGGTTGAGTGTGGGCAATAAATGCTACTTTATCTTTTTTGTCCTCTGGGAGGCTGTCAACAAATAATTTCCATGCTAGAAGAGTATCAGGGAATGATTTACGTCTAATATTTCGTGAATTAAACATTAATACGAATTCATATTCTTTAATCCCAAATAAATTCTTTTTAAACTCTTGAAGTTCATTCCATTTTTCATCCCCTTCATTAATAGGAAAAAATACATTTTCATTAATTCCATGAGGAACATATCCTATTACTTTATCATGGGCTGCTTCTCCTAATACTGATCTGTTGATATTTTCAGTTTGTTTTGAAATAGCCATTAGTAGATCACAGGATTCATAGTATCCTTTATTGTATAATGGATAAGGTAATGAATCCCAAATATTAAGATATAAAATAGGTACTTGAGAACGTATTTCTCTTTCATGCATCCATAACCACTCCCAATAACGAGGGTCTGTAAACAACATAATTGCATCTGGTTTTTCCGTTTTTAAAAGATCTCTAATTCTTTCAATAGTACCATACCCTGAAGATGGGTAGAGTATAACGTTTGCATCTGTGATTTGAGCAAAGTTGTTGGAATCTCCGCTTAAATCTAATTTTTTACCTTCATCGGGATTTTGGATAGTTGCTCCTAAATTTACCCAATTGTAGTGATGGCACGTTCCTAATACGATTTCTCGGGCCATTGTAGCTATCCCCGATGTTGTTCTAATGTCATCGGATAATAGCAGGATTTTTTTCCGCTTCTCTTGCGGGATGTAATTTTCTTTCATAACAAATTTTAAAGGATATTAAAGACTGCCACTCAACACTAACTCAGTGTGATTGTGTAATTGTTTGCGAAATTCATCATTGTTTAAATAAAGATGCATTGCGCGGTTTGTAAGTTTTTGTAGATTAAATTTGTTTTTAATACTAGCGACTTTAAAGTCGTCGAATAACTCTTCGTGTACTTTAACACTTGTAAGAGTAAGTTTGTCATTTTTACTTGCCATAATTATATATTTGGATATAAATATATGTGAATTTATAAAGAATTAACTTTACTACAGAGAGAAGGTTTATCATTAAATTGACACCACCCACATAACGGACTTACAATTTTTGTAAATTCTTTTTCTTGTGGTTTACCTTCTGTAGTGAAGCAATCTTCAATGAATGTACGAAAAGCTTCTGTAGCATTCAAACGTTTTCTTGTCCCTGATGGTGGGAAGAATTCTTGAATTCGGGGAATGGGAAAATCACTTTCTTCCCAAATTTTTCTTTTAACAATAAAGAATTCAACTTCTATCTTATCGATATCCCAATTAAATATTTTACTAAAGTAAGATTTATAAAGTAAGATTTGAGATGTTTTAGTTTCATCTTTTTTATCTTTATCTTTCCAACCACGAGTTGAGGTTTTTATATCATAGATATACAGCTTCTCTGAATTCTCATTATAGAAGATAAGATCAATAAATCCTTTAAACTTAACGTTAGGATAATCTTCATGTGGTGCATATGATAATGGAAATTCTATTCCTACAAGATGTGTTTTACGAGTTGAAAAGTATCCTCCTTTTTTTCTTTTGAAGTATTCTAATATTGTTTTTCCATCTTCAAAAAACTCAGCCATTTCTTCAGCATTTGAAAAATGGGTTTGTTTATTCTGTTCAAAACCTTTTTTATATTCTGCTCTAAGACTATCTTCAAATAATTGAACTATATCTTCTCTATCAGCAGCAGCTCCACTTTGCTCATACATTATTTTTAAATAATGTTGTAAAGCGGTATGTATTGCCGTCCCAAATATCAAATGAATACTAGGTGGATTTTTAAGTTTATCTACGTTTTGAAGTTTCCATTTATGTGGGCATTGTTTCCAAGTTGAAAATTGGGAATAAGATACAATTTTATCCACTTCCCAATTAATCTCTTCAGCTTTATGCTCCAGTAGAGGCTTTAGATGCTTTGGTACTTTTTTCATTTAATAGTTTTTGTATTTCATCATCATTCATTCCTCTGCTAGTTAAAACATTTTTTATTTCATCTTCACTTAATATATGTAGATAAGATTTTATCTCCCTTGTTGATAATTGGTAATGATTAGCTAATATAGTAACTAAATCATAATTTGCTTTGGTTTTACTTGATTTAATATATTTAGCAAATATTTTATTTTCAGGTAAATAACCACAATATATAGTATAGATTTGCTCAGGAGTTAATAACCATAACGTTTGTAAATAGTTAGCTAATTCAATATAGGGCTCATGCATTGATATAACTTTGTGAAGCATATAGACATTAAAACTTTCTTTGTCTTCATCACTAAAGGTATGCCAAGGATCCCGTATATAGGTTACCTGTTTCATCCAATCAAATACTGTCATTTTTATTTATCTTTAGGCATAAATTCAGCATTCACGTGTCCACAGTTAGCACAAGCAAATACTGGTATAGGCATAAGAGCATCTTGGGAAGTTCCTGTTACAAATCGAGATATTTTACGAAGTAATACTCCTTCTTGAAATACACTATGCCCGCATTCTTCACAAGTAATAGCTGTTGTGTCTTTTAAAGCCACATTCATGTTCAATTCTTTTTGATCCATTTTATTTAATTTTTAATAGTTGAGATGTAAAAGCCATAAAGTTTAATTCTTTATCAGCTATTGTGTTATTTTGCCACATATATTGGGCGGCATGTATTGCTACATCAGGAGGAGATGAAGTATATTCTGTTGCTCGCTCATATAATCCCGTAAATAACGGTATAAAATCGTTGATATCTTCATCGACTACTGCTTGTCGTATATCTGCCCAAACACTCTTAGGTCGTGCTTTTAACAGCAGTATAATGGTGTTTAATACGTCTTCAACATTGGCGATTAATGCCCCAGGATTTAATGTATTATTATCATCTATTGACTGTTGAGCAACATTAATAATTTTTCTAATATCTGGGTAATAGGTTTTAATTATTCCAGCTAATGCTGGTAATTTATATGACACTCCTTCTTGGTCTAAGATACCAGCAGTATGTTTGGCTACTTCACCTTTTGTTGGTGGTTCAATATGAAATGTTTGACATCTGCTTTTTAACGGATCAATTATACGCTCAGCATAATTTGCTGTTAATATAAATCTAGTTTTAGCAGAATATGTTTCCATAACATTACGCAAAGCTGCTTGTGCTTGAGGTGTAAGGTAATCTGCTTCATCTAAAATAACAACCTTTATAGGGTTAAAACTATTTACAGAAGCAAAGTCAACAATCTTTTCTCTAATAGTATCTATACCTCTTTCATCCGATGCATTTATGTACATCAAATCACATTTAATATTTCTAGTGATTAATTTAGCTAAGGTAGTTTTACCTGTACCTGCTTTACCATAGAATAATAGGTGAGGAATATCATTATTAGTAATACATTTAGAAATGAAGGCTTTTATACCCTCATTTCCAACGTATTGTTCTAAAGTTTGTGACCTATATTTCTCAACCCATAGGGTGTTGTTGATCATCTTTATCTTTTTTAGGTTCGTTATAAAGTACACATTCTGTTATTAATACAGTCCCGGCAACAGATACAGCATTTGCTAACGCGGTACGTACTACTTTCATCGGATCGATAATACCAGCTTCAAACATATCTGTTACTGTTTCTGTTTTTATATTATACCCAAATGTACGACCTGTTTCTGGGTTATCCTCTCTAGCTTTACGAAGATCAAAAACTATTTCATTTGTAGTTTCAATACCAGCGTTTGTAAGGATTTTTAAGAATGGAGCACCACAAGCAGTGTAAACGATTCTTTTACCTAAGTTAAAATCACCTCCGTCTGTTTTGTTTTGAGTAATTCCTTCTCTAGCTTCTAATAAAGCAATACCACCACCAGGCAATAAACCTTCTTCTAAAGCAGCTTTTGTTGCTTGTAAAGCATCATCGATACGGTCTTTTTTCTCTTTAATTTCGGTTTCAGTAGCACCACCAATGTTGATTACGGCTACACCACCTACTAATTTACCTAAACGTTCTTGTAAATGTTCTTTTTCAAACGCTGAGGTTGCCTTGTTGATTTGCTCTTTAAGTTCAGATACGCGTTCTTGAACAGCTGTTTCTTCACCTCTACCATCTACAATTGTAGTAGTATCTTTAGTTACAGTTACAACTCTAGAAGTACCAAACCATTCAGAATTAAATCTGTCTAATTTCATACCTTTTTCAGGTGTTACTACAGTTCCACCAGTTACAGTAGCAATATCTTCTAAAACAGCAGCACGTCTATCTCCAAAATCAGGAGCTTTAACTGCTACTACTTTTAACATACCTCTCATTTTATTTACGATCAACGTAGATAATGCTTCACCATCAATATCTTCAGCAATGATTAATAATGAACTATCTGTTTGAGAAGCACCTTCAAGAATTGGAAGTAATTCTTTAACTGATACTAAACGTCCGTTATAAATTAAGATTACTGGGTTTTGTAATGTGGCTGACATTGAGTTATTATCAGTTACAAAATACATTGATTTGTATCCTCTATCGAATTGGATACCTTCAACTGTTTCTAATGATGTTTCTCCTGTTTTAGATTCTTCAACCGTTACCACACCATCTTGTCCTACTAATTCCATTGCTTCAGCAACTAATGCTCCAATTTCTTCATCATTGTTAGCAGAAATAGTAGCTACCTGTTTAATTTGTTCAGGAGAAGTAATTTCACGTTTAATTTGTTTTAAACCTGCTAACACCTCAGCAGCTCCGGCTTCAATACCTTTTTTTACAGATACTACATTAGTATTAGTGTTTATACTGCTAAATGCTTTTTGAATTAACTCATTAGCTAATACAGTTGATGTAGTAGTTCCATCTCCGGCTTTATCAGCCGTTTTAATAGATGCTTCTTTTATCATTTGAGCACCCATATGTTCAATAGGATCCTCAAGATTTTTAAGCTCTTTAGCTACAGTTACACCATCTTTTGTACTACGTACACTTCCATATTCGTCAAGGAATAATACATTTCGTCCGTATGGACCTAAGGTAGAACCAACAGCATCTGCTACGGTTTTAATACCCTTTGCTAATTTCTCTTTAGCTTCTTGATTAAAGGCTGTTTTCATATTTAGTTTTGTTCTTCAATTAATCCTAATACTGTAGCCTCTGAGGTTGCTAAGTATTCTATTCCATCCCACTCTAGTTTGGTTAATCCTACTTGAGGTAATAACACTCTATCCCCTATTTTAAAGGACATAGGAACTCTTTCGGTTCCAGCTGCATTCCATTTTCCTGGTCCTACATCGGTAACTGTTCCAATTATTGCTTTTTCTTGGCTTAAATCGGGAATAATAAATTTCCCATGCATACGGTCATTTTTCTCGTCTGCCTTTACAATTATGGCATCCCATACTGCTTTAATCATTTTCTTCTTGTTTTTGGTTAATATTATCTTCTATAATTTGGGCCTCTTCTATAAGTTCACAGAAGTACATTCGGCCATCTTTTTTAAATGTTTTGTGGTTTATAGATGTTTCATTCCATAAACTTGCAAAACGTTCATATAATTCGTTAGTTGTTCTTTTTATTAAGAACAAGTCATCGTTTACTTTAATCATTTGTTCCATTACGTAGTTCTTAGTTCAGGTAAGTAATAAGTTGATACTCCAGTTTCAGTAATAAATTCTAATTTAAGTAACCCTTTCATACTAATTGATCCTTTAGCTTCTGTAATGTCATTTTTATTAGCATTAAGAATTTCTTTAATATGAGCTGAATTAAATGGGAGGATATTGGACTGATCAGATTCATATGAAGCATCGCAGGTGAATTCTATTTTATTAGAATGAGATGTTGGTTCACCTAATATAAACTTTACTTGCTTATTTCCATCTTCATGCACCGTATTAGATACTCGACATATGTCTTTAGTATTCGCACCTAATGCGCTTTTTGCTTTAGAAAATCTAGTTATAAATTCAGCATCAATAGTAAACGTAGTTTCATATTCTGGTTCGTCTATTGAAGGTGAGGGAGCAATAACATATGGATCGGCTAATGAGTATTGAAGTGAGAAATTAGAATCCTCAATTAATAATTTTACAGGTGTTTTAAACTGTTGTTCAATAGTAATTAGAATATCCATATCTAAAATACTTAACAATTTTAATAAACTACTAGTGTTAAATATACCTAAAACACCATCAGTTAATTCAATATCACATTCAACATGACCTACTAAGTCTTGATGTGGTGATACGAAATCAATGTGAAGTTTTTTATTGGATACTTTCCATTTAACACTTTCAACAATACCACCAAGGTAGTATTTTTCAATATTTTCTACTAAGTCTAATTTTTGAATCATATTGTAAATATAATAATTATTTTTTGATTATCCAAATTTAAAAAATTTATTTATGTTATTATTGAATATAGGTTTTCCCCACTTTAAATCATCATAAATAGTTTCTAATTTATTTCGTAGAATAGAATCAAAAATTTTAGTTTTGTCTAAATACTTTTCTATAAATTCTGTAATAAATGGAGGGTCATTATATCCGTTAAACCCTATTACTTCTATTTTATATGGGTTATCTTTTAAATAAGCAATGAACATTTTATCTCCAATTTGGAATGTATTAAATTGTTTATCTAATTTTTTAAATCTAAGCAAATCATTATAATATATAGCTGATTTAGTGTTGATTGGGCATTTTGTTTCGAGTTTAGAAAATATCTCACCGGATCTGGGAGATGAAGCGATGTACCCACTTACATTCTTTAATCCAGTAGGTTTTAATAATAATTTCCAATCTACTGTATCTATACTTTCTCTAAATGCTAGGATTTGCTTATCTATATCAGGTTTAGGTTTACCAAACATAATATCTTGAAGTAACTGTTTTGCAAAGTTTCTAAAGTATGGTGGAAAATTTGATTTCATTAGGTCTAAACCTTTAATATCTAACTCTTCAACAGGAACACCTTCTTTATTTACAATAAATTGAGCGTAACGTCTTTTACCTGCAAAATAACCTCGTTCGAGTACAACCTCTTGTTTTAAATCAAAGTAATGCTCTCTATCATGAAGATTAAACAATTCAACTACTAAACCATGTAAGTTATCATTTGCAATTTGTTGTACTTCAGTAGCAATCTCCAAAACGTATTTAACTGTTTCTTCTCTATTGTTTAAATCTAAATCAGGATATCTCTGTCTAAGTAAATCTTTAACTTGAATAAAAAGTGAATCGGTATCGGATGTTACAATATAATCTATACCTTCTGTATTAATCTGGGTATTCATCCAGTTGTTTACATGTTTAATAGATTCTTGAATTAATCGTTGTCCTGTTAAGGTAATTGCTTTAGATATAAATTTATGTCCATCCGTGTATCTCCAACCATTAATAGCATAACATCCGTAAACATCATTTAATTTAATTTTATAAGCGTGTTGTCTTCTATTGTAAAAGTCTCCTAATATTGGATCTTTTTTAACTTTAAAAGCATCTTTCATTAACGCTTTATATTCACTTCTTTTATTAAACCAATCTGTTAATATTTCACAAACTACACTTTCCTTAGTTTTACTAAATATAACACCAGGAGCAGATATAATCCAGTTTTCTTGTTCAATTAATTCAACCATTTTACCTACTTTTACAGTAGAACGAACTACTCCTCGATTAGCGTTAATTCGTTCAATAGTAACTTCAGTTTCTGGGTTGAGCAATTTTAATTCTTTAAGGGACCATTGGTTATCGTATTTATCTCTATTTACAATACGTCCTACTAATGTTTCAATGCCTATGTTTAAGGAACGAATAATTGATGGGTACAGTGATGTAAAATCTAAGTCAATAACCCATTCGTATAATCCCGGTGTTGGATCTTTTAAATAACCACCAGCATATTCTTCTTTAATATCTCGTAATGAAGGATTATATGTTGTAGGTTTGTTTGGTGAAACTATACCTTTACGTTTTAAATAAGTTAAAATAGCGCCTTCATTTAACATAGTTGACATATAAATTTGATTATATGGTACATGACATAAATGACACACTGTAACTGTTAAATCAATGAATTTAAGTTTTTTCTCTAATTCAATAATAATTTCAACGTCTCGAATATTATAATCTATAAACTTTTGAATATCGTCTTTAAATAATTTATCTAAAGATCCTAAATATTCAAGTTTGCCTAAGTTAACATATTTTTCACCCACATTTCCTAGAGCATAAGATGGTTCTTGAGTTGTTACATATTTTTTAAACAATAACATATAATCAAGATGGTTTAAACCTGCTATAGTAGTGGTTTTAACTCCCAAGAATTCAGTGTCATCTACTTGATTTAACGGCGATATACGCACGGCCTCTTCTTTTCCCAATACCTTGGCCATTCGATGATATAAGTACGGTATATCGAAGAATTCGCTGTTCCAACCTGATATAATGGTTGGGTCTAATTCTTCCCATTTATTAAGAAATCGTGCTAATAAGTCTTTCTCTGATGGGCAAGGTATGATGCTTCTGCCTTCTGTTTCAGAAGGAGTCATAGCTTGTGCTTCATCTAATATATAACAGAAATAAGTTGTAGAATTATTATCGTACAATGCAATAGCAGTTATTTTACCTTGAGGATTTCGAACACTGTCTTGAGTAAGTGCTCCTGCTATTTCACACTCAATATCTAAATAAACTATATTTTGATATGATGATACATCATCTGATTCATAGTATGTATCTACTAGAATACGAGTAAATTTGTCCACATCGCTTTCATAAGCGCTAGTGTCTTTGTAGGTGTATTGTTTGGTTGGAGTTACTCTATTGCCTTCTAAAGTTTGGTATTCTCCTCTTTCGTTAGCAACATAACAAGTAGGACGGTATTGGAACTCAACCCATCCTTTTTTGTCATCTCTTAAATGATATTGCTTTGCGCTTCTATTGTAATAAATTGCTTGATACATAACCTTTTAAATATACGATTTTTTTCTTTAATTCTCACGTCTTTCTTCTGGTTTATAATAGACTATTCTATTATGCCATACAGGGGAAGCTAATAATATTGCTGGTTTAATATTTCCTTTAACTGTTTCTTGAAACATATAACTCATCCAAGTTTGTTCATAGGGGTGAGCCCATTCTACATCTAAAAACATTTTCTTATTACCCTCTCTACTTACAATCATAGGCCAGTTGCAATAATAAATTTCTCCTGAAATATACGATACCTCATTGTGGACTTCTACCTTATCAAATTTGGTTCTTGGAGCATACGGATCTAAACCAGAAACTGGGAGTTGATCATAGTCGGGCCATAGGAAACTTCTGAAGTCTTGAGGGACATTATACCATGATACTTGGATATTGTTATCCATGTATACTTCTGTAAATGATAGTTTTAAGAAATCAAATTCTTCTCTAGCCATTATTTCGTGAACGTGCTTATATAGATTAGGAATATGATTTTTAAATCCATTTCTACATGAACCAGTATCACTTGCTGGGTTTAGCCCCATATCGTCTTCAAAGAAGAAATAATAATCACTATCAGACTCATCAAAGTGTTTAGCGGCAAATAATCTTCCACCATTTATTCCTATGTTTCCTTCTAATGAAATATATTCAAACCCATATTGATGAGCAACTAATTTATTATCTTCCTGTGCTGCATAGTCAGTTGAATTGTCTAATAATATTTTTCTAGGTTTAGAAAGCCAATCAGATGAATTTTCTTCCCAAGTAGCTAAGGTATGCTTAATTTGTTCTGGGAAGTTAAAGGTAAGCATGTAGAGGGATGTTTTAGTTTTATGTGGAGTATAAATTCCTTTAGGTAAAACATGAGCACGAGTACTATTATTTTCTAATTCTACTTGATCATCTAATAATGCTTGAGTAAATTTTATAATTAATCCGTTTCCATCTAAAGCGTAACGTCTATAAATGTGAGGTTCTAAATGAGACATTATACTAAAAATGCTCTCTTCAGTACCCATGTATCCAGAATTTAATGTATCTTGAAGTAATGAATAATAAGTTCCATTAGCTTGAGAGAGAAAGTCTTTATGTCCTCCAAATAATCCGCCTCTACAAACATATTTTACTTCTTCTCTAGCATATTTGTTTATTGCTTTAAAATCAAACCCATGAATTTCATCTTTTGCTTCATAAGGATAACTTAAAAATAAAAATGTACTTAGATATGGAGTAATTTTGTCTAAACATTTATCTGAACTAAAGTGTTTATCATATACTGTATTGCTGATACCTGCATCTAACCAAAGGAAATAATCTGTATCAAATACATTCATAACTTTAGCGTCGTGAAGCATAAACATTTTTGATTGTACAATTGGATTATACCATTCATTTGATGCTTGAGGGCTATTAGGTAACCATCCATGTTCTCCAGTTTGATTTAACCATTCAGGATTATTTCTAATTTCTTGGGTTTTATCCCAAAATGGAGCATAGAAATTATCTTTAATGTTATTTAATTCAAATGTTCTAACATGTGTATTTTCTTTAGAACGTTTTTCCCAAACTAAGTATTCTAATTCTTGGGGAACATAAATAAACATCTTCATAGGAATATCTAAGAAGTTTTTAAAATGTTCAATGTAATGATCAAAATCTCTACCTACTCGACTTATATTCCATAAACCAGTAACTAATGTTATATCATTATTTGTTATATCTAGTTGTGGAGTAGCAGATAAGTATTCTAATAATTTAGTTTTTTCATCAGGACTTAAAGTACTTAATTGAGATTTAATGTTTTCTAAATTAAAAGCAGTATCTTCGGTTTTTATAACTATACCCATGTTTTAGTTTTATGTATTATCTGATGTATCCTGCTCTATGAAAATACATGTGGTTATCGTTTACTTGATTATCTCTATATAAAGTACATCCTTCTTCTCGTTCGTGAGATGTGTGTCTTAATACAGGAAATGTAGTAACACCACCTTTTGCTCTCCATTCTTCAATAGTAAGTAGTGGTTCTTCATGTTCATAACAAGCAACTAGTTTTTTGATACCTTGCTTACCCATATGAGCGGCTACAGAAATATCATCATTCCATGAATGGGAAGCAAAATCTGCCCAAAAGTCATCTCCAAAAAATCTACGTCTATATGATACCGTTTTATAATGTTGCAATATGTTTACCTCTATATCTTGAGGTACCGATACTACATAATGATATCGTATATCATTAAATATTGTAGGGTCAAGTGCTCCTATTCCATCATATCCTACTGCGGTATTATGATGTTTGTTTTGATTTTTTACTTGTTCCGCTACCATTCCTGGGTGGTATACTAAATCATCATCACATACTATTAGGATTGCTTCAGGGTCTGTTACTCTTTTTAAAGTGTGTACTATTTTAGTAACAGGGCCTAGATCTTCTAAGTTATCAAATATTTTAAATTTAGGATTAGTATTAGCTATTTCTCTTATCCATTCAGGTATGATATATTCAGTACTAGTCTGTTTTAACATAGAAGGTACATTAAAATGTATTTCATATTCTCCTTCATAGTCTTGATTTAATAAAGATTCAATATTACTTTTAATTCCCTCTTCAAAATTTTCTGGGGTTAGTCTAGATGGGATTGTGGTAAGGGTTATTACAACTTGGTTCATATTTTGTTTTTAGTTTATTAATATTAATTTATGTTATTGAAATAGTTAAAATGCTCCCAATGGTCATGAGGGAAATCAAATTTTCTAGAATGAGTCCAAAGAAAAAATAAATTATAATAATCTATTTCTATTTCATTATTTTCATAAAGAGACATCATATGTTGCCAGAGGACTTGATCGTCTGATTCCCCGTATGGGTATCCTTTTGAGGGATCATCGTTCATTAAATCTAGTATTTTTTGAAGTACCTCTATTAAAAATTCTCTTTCTCCTAAAAATACCCCAGCATTTAAAGATCTAGTAAACCCATTAGTATTCATCTTACTAGCTAAATTTGATTTATTTTTTATTATTACCGCATCCTTATCTTTATAATAAGTAGGATAATCATTTAACCAAAGTTTAGGATCACACGGGTGACCAGGATTAGAATAATCATCTTCAGCATTAAATAAAACTTTACACTTATATTTATCTAATAAACTTTTAGGATCTAAAAGATTAGTTAATAATACAGTATCACTAGTATCTAAATACATTATGTATTTATTATCTATAGATTTGGCTAAATTAAGTAAAGGTTCTATTTTATCAATCCAACATTTAAAAGTTGGTAATTCTATAAAAGTAAAATCTAATCTATCAGAATTCTCATATTGTTCAGGAAAAGAACTTTGATGCCTAAAATTAGATATCATTACCACTTTTATATCTTTAGATACAAAAGGTACAATGTATTCATCATTTCTAAAATTATTAACCCCACATCCATGAATTACATTAAATTTAGGTAATTCATCATATATATTATTACTTCTATTTATGATCATTGTATATTTTCATTAATTGTGGTATAAACATGAGTATCAGTTATACCGGTTACAGATAGACGATTATTATAATATTCTCTTAATTGATTTTTATTATTTTTTATAAAATTAGAAATATTACTAACATCAGAATAATTAAAATTATAATGACCCCATCCAAATCTAGCTCCAAAGTAAAAAGTATCTTCTGGGCGGGTGCAATGTTGATAGCATCTTTGGCCACGAATGTCTCTGCTTATATGACAATCTTCAAATGTATATCCTTTACTTTTAAAAAATTGCATTACATAAGGACATATAAATGCTAAATCTAAAATAAGATTCCCCCCACCAATTTTATGATCGTGGTCAGATGAAGTAAAATATTCTTCAATTGTTTTATTCCATATATTAAAAAATAATAATAAATCTTCTTTAGAATTAAAATTAAATCCTCTAACATAACCATCAGCTTTATTCATTTGGTCTACGTTGAAATTTATTTCTGGGTAGAGGTGTTGATTTTTTAGAAATAAGGATAATCTAGGTTGTAATTCTAGATCATAATCATGCATATGCATGTAGAGGTAAGATTGTGGAAGCGATTTAAAATATTCGGTTAAAAAATCTTTATCATTGTTTAAAATCATATCAGAATCAACAATAGCAAAATTTAAAATATTTTGTTCTGCTAAATAAGGTAATATGAAACGATGTATATCATACGGAAAAAGTTTTTTATTACTACCATTATAAAAAGTATATAAATTTTTTAAGTATTCTTCTTCCGTAGGTAATTCTAATATTTGTTCGTATTCTAAACTAATAGGAAAATTATTTCTAATATCATCTATTATAACAAAATTAAAATCATTATGATAACCTTTTTCCTTATACAAATTATAAGAATACCTATCCGTAAAAATAATTACATAATCTTTAATAATATCCGGGCTAGATTTTTTTATAATATCTAATCGATACATCATAGTTGGGCCCGCTATTGTAACTATAAATTTCATTTATTTTTTATAATTAATTTGTTCTTCAATTCGCTCTACCCATCCTTGAGATTTACTATGTGCCCAAATCACCCAACGAGTAGGAATAGTTTCGGTTAAGAAGAATTTTTCTTCATTATACCAATCTCCAGGGGAATTAAGTATTCCTTTAATTTGATGTTCTTGATAATCTTCTCTCCATACTTCTTTTCCATTTTCATCGTCAAAAGCACAAACCCAGAAATCGTAATCATCATGTTTAAATGTAGCTTTACTAAATTGGATTAAATGATAGAATGAAAACATAAATGAATTTTCCCATTCTTGATCATCTAAATAATATGGGTTAGGAGGATAATTATTATCTAAAGTATATTTTTGTACTGAGCGTTTTTTAAAGTGAATACCGGCATATTTTTCATAGTCTTTTAAAGTACGTTCTGTTCCTAAATCATACCCAGTTAAATCAAAACCATTCTCTTCGGTTTGAAGTAATTGTCTAATTTTAGCTCTAGCACTATCTTGTTGAGACCACCAATCTTCACCTCGTTTACTTTGATCGTCCCATACTAATTTACCACTACGTTCTTCTCTCATAGTAGCATGCCAAACTACTAATTTATGAGGATGAAACATATCATAACCGTGAGTATAAGAACGTACAGTTAAATTTAATTCCTCACCACTAAAGAAGATATCAGCATCATGTAAAACTGTTTTAGCCCAATGTCCATCAGCAAAGCAAAAATGCCCGGATAAAAATCTTGATGGGGGTGGTTCTTTCATGTCCTGCCAACCATGTAATAGTCCCGGTCTAATGAAAATTGTTCCATGAGGATAAAAACAAGCAAATGTTTGTTGCCATGGTTCCATAGTACGTTCAGCAGGATCATTAAACGGATTATAATAAGGTAAATAAGCAGCTAATATAGGTTTTTTATGTCCCTTAGCTTTTAATTGGTCGTGCATTTCAATTAAGGTAACATCCCAATCTTGTGCAAATCTATGATGTGAGTCTAATTGACATATATATTCTTCATCAGTTAACAATGTGTTAATTTGATAACGAGCATAAGGTAATCCCTTTGCTTGCTCGTAAGGTATATCTATAATTTTAAAACGTTTATCGTTTCTATACTCATCAATATTATCAAATCCATCTTCAGGATTAAATTGTCGACAAATACCAAATACTAAACGTTTTGGATACTTAGCATTTTCTAAAGCAGATTTAATTGTAGGAATTAATTCTGGTTCTCTGTATGCTGGTAAGTGGATGAATATTTTTCTACTATTTGGTTTTTTCATTAGTAAGGTATTTCGTTTTTTATAATTTCATGATCCCATTCTTTAGATGGACTGTGTGGCCATAGTAACCAGCTTTTAGGGTGTTCTAAACAGTCAAATTCTCTCCATATATTATAAAATTGACCAGTAGGATTAGATTGTTTAATTCTAGCAATTTCATCTTTATCGGCATCCATCCTAGCTATTTCAACACCGTCTTTATCTTTAAATGCTATTACCCAACAATCATAATCTTCATCAGGTACTGATGGTTTATAAAGATCGATACAGTATTTGAAACGGTTTACAAAATTTGATTCCCATTCTTCTTCTGTCATTTCCGGTATAGGAAGCATTTTTTGATCGGATGTATGTTTTTGAATTCGTTTACCTTTAAAATCTACTCCAATATAACGTTCAAATTCAGCCAATGTACGTTCTTTTCCTAAGTCAAGCCCGACAAAATCCATGTCTTCTCTGCTTTCACCATCTATTCCAAATAATGCTCTATATTTTTTAAATGAAGCTTTATCTAATGGGGAAAATTGATGATCGTCCCAATGACGTTTCTTTCCTTCTCTAGTATATTCATGCCAAATAACAGGAATGTGAGGGTGAAACAAATCATATCCGTGAGTAAATGCTCGAGCTGATATAGATGTTTCTTCACCATGGAAGTAAAGTTCAGGATCGTGAGGTACATCATAAGTAAATTCACCTAAGGTAAATCCAAAATGTCCTGAATAAAATCTAGCGGGGATTGGTTCTTTAATAGTTTCCCAATTTGGTACGTGACCAGGAGCAATAAATATAGGACCTTCAGGCATATATCTATCACAATTAGTAAACCATACTTCATTATTACGCCCTTCAGGATCATTATTTGGGAAGTATCCAGGTAAATAGGCGGTAAGTAATGGTTTTTTATGACCTTTCTTTTGAAGACCTTTTAACATATTAATTAGAGTCTCATCCCAATTCTTAGAGAACCGGTGATGAGAATCTAAATGTAATGTATATTTTTCTCCGTTATAATGTCTTTGTAATCTGTTTCTAGCCCAGCATACTCCTTTAGCGTCTTTGTAATGGATATCCATTATTTTAAAACGTGGATCGTTTTTATACTCATCTAAATTATCCCATTCATCTTCTTCAGCGTGTTGCCAAGCAATACAAATACGTAGATTTTCAGGATATTTAGCATTAGCTAAACAATCTTTAATAGTAGATAATAATTCTGGGTCTCTGTACGAAGCGATTTGTACAAATATTGTTTCATTTGAAACCTTTTGTTTTGGCATAACGATTTATTTTCCGATAAATATATTACTCTTGAGTCTTTTTCTTTTTAGGGTAATATTTTCTTTTTTTCTTCGGTTTTGCTACCTCAACATTTACTGTTACAACTGGTTGAGATATTTCGGTTACTTTTTCCTCCTTAACTGGTTGATCGATAGGAAATTCTGGTTTTTTAGTTTTAGGTGCTTTTTTAGCTACAATAGGACGTAAGTCTTTGTTGTAAAGTTCTTTAGCTAATTCTGCTAATTCTTGTACTTCGGCATTGTTGTCAAAGTCTGCTTTAAATTCGGACATAGGTTTTGTTCCTTTTTGCATTTGGTATGCAATAAATGCTGCTACTAGTACAATAGCTGCTACTAAAATAATTGATGTTAAAATTGTCATCGTTTTTGGTTTTGGTTAATAATTATTTAATTCTGTTAAATTTACTTAGTTGTTCTTCAGTGAAGAATTGTGATAAATCGGGTCTAAAGTAATTTATATTTTTCATTACTTTTCTATCTCTACTTCTATAGACGATATAATACTCTCCAACTTTTTCGTGATGACATGCTTCGCCCTGTTCGATTGTTCTTTTAATGACAGTCTGTAAGGCTTCGTCTTCAGTTTTACAAGCTTTCGACATATTTGATGCTTGTACCTCTTGATATGCCGGCCATACCTTATCCTTAAGGCCATGTAACATAGCACCGTTCCCAAGGGAAACATAAGTAATATCACACAAAGCGTCCAAAATCTCAACGATGTCTCCTCTTTCGCAAGCTTCTCTATATTCTTCAAGTTCTTCAAGGACGAAATTGTATACAAATTCCCATTCTTTTCTTTCGGGGATAATTGGTTCATAATTGTTTGGTTTGCCCATTGTGGCATTAAATTCTTCTACTTCGTCTACGAAGGGTACTAAATGTTGTTTTAGGTGTTCAATTTCTGCTTGGATTAGGAGAAATTCTTTAATGACATCATCTCCTAATTCAATTTTAGACATCATACAGATATCTAATAATTGATTTCTAAGTAAATCAATATATTCTTGTTGTTTTTGTTCTAATTTGGTCATAACTATATTAAATTTTGTAATCTTGTATTGGTTGTGAATCTTTTCTTTCCCATGGATAAATAATCCATTCATCTCCTTCATGTACGTACGCCCATAAGTTAGGTATATGACATGAAGTGTGAGGTTTATAATGCAATACGGCGGTATGACAACCTACTGTATTTTTTAATGTTTCCCCAGTATCAGCAATATCATCTATAACTAGTGTATTAGGTAACATTACATATGTCCAAGGTAAATCTAGTTTATGCGATACCATTACTGCGGGAATTAATCCGCCACGTCTAATACCATAAATTGAATCAATATTAGGAAGTTCAGTAATAATTTTTTCACATAGTTTATCAACTAGTCCTTGAACATCGTCCCAACTTAAATAAATTTTGTTTCCTACTTTTAACATTATACTGGGTGATTACCGTTATTAATTTTGATTGAATCGAAGAACTCTTCACGAGCTAAATTCCCATTTTCCATAAACACACCTGTTGCTTTAGTTGTAACCATTGAAGCACCTTGATGTCTAACTCCTCTACAAGAAACACAGTTGTGAGTACCTACTACAGTTACAATTACACCTCTATTGTTTTCACAAATTTTATTTACTGCATTGTGAATAGCTGATGTTAATTGTTCTTGTATTGCTCCTCTTCTACCGAATAGTTCAACTATTCTATTTAGTTTAGATAAACCAATTACTCTACCATTTTCACCTACTACATAACCAATATGAACTACTCCTCCAATTGTTTGGTGATGATGTGAACACATTGAAGTTAATGGAATATTTCTTTCAATTACAATACCATCGTAACCATCAGAAGGGAATGAAGTAATTTCAGACATTGCTGTATATCTACCTTTCCATAAATCATTAACATATGCTTTAGCTACTCTGTTTGGAGTGTTGTCGCTATTGGGATCATTTTCCCAATCGCAACCTAATGCTGTTAAAAATTGACCATAAGCTTTAGCTGCTTTCTCAATCATTTTAGCTTTAGCTTTGTCATCTAAAGGAAAACCAGGTGCAACACCATTGGCAAATCCTTCTTGAACTACTTCTAGATCATTATGAATTTTCTTTCTGTTTTCTGTCATAAGAATAAGTTGTTTTTTTATCTTTACTTGTAAATTTGTACCCGCTAAATGTAATAAATTCTATTTCAAGATCCAAGTCTTCTATACAAAGTTCTATATTAGTAGATCCTATCTTATTATTACACCACAGCCACCAAAGTGAATTTAATAAATCCACTTCAGTAATTTTTGCTTCTTGTAGTATCATTATACTTCTCTTTGATCTTCAAATGCAATAATGTGAGGTCTCCAGGTCAATCTATAACCATTATCTCTCACCCAGTCAAACATTTTAGGATATGATTTGAATAAAGCTTCTCTTGAATCTCCTGCTGGCATAAACCAAACTTTGTCTTGTGGTATGTCTAGTATCTTAATACATCCCATTATTTCTTTTAATGCTTCTTGATCCTCTCCATCCCATACTGGTTTTAAATGATAGTCAGAATGGTAAGCAATTGATTTAGAAATTGCATCATAATTAAGTCTTAGCTTGTTATGCTGTTTAATCATTTTTTCATCTGTAACGACTCCTTGAGGTGTAAGTACGCCAATCTTAGGGACTGAATTACTGAACTTAGGGGAGATTGATAATAGATTAATTGGGTAATCCGTTTCAAGAAAATGACTTCCTTCGGTCTCAATTGTAATGAAAATATTTCTTTCATGTGCAAAATGTGTTAATTCGTTTACTAATGCTGGATGCATTGTAGGTGATCCTCCTGTTAACATCATCTCTGTGATGTGAGGATTTGCATCATACATGTTAATAATGTCTTGGAAAGTAATGTGTCCTTTCTCAGGATGTATACTTGTGTACCAAGAATCGCACCATCCACCTTCACCAAAATAACATCTGTGAGTACAGCCTGTTGTTCTGATTACTACGGTTGGATAACCTGCTCTACTTCCTTCTGACTGTACCGCTGTATAAAGCTCTACAATGGGAAGTGTTTTGTTATAATCTTCTATTCTTTTCATAAACTATTTTTTATAAAGATAATAAAAGGTTGGACGAAATCCAACCTATATTAATAAAGTTTTTTAATTTTATTTTCCTAATTTTATTTTCCAATAAATACCAGCTTGTATAGAAACATTTTTATCTGTTCCGTATCCTACTCCTAAAGAATAAACACGATCTTGTTTTGTTTTTAATAGTAATGATGGTCCTACAAAATTTACAATGTTATCTTCATCAAACCCAGCAGTACCACCAATGTATACTTGTGTCTTAGGTAATTCTTTTACAATAGTGACATCATGAATTGTTTTTTGCTTTATTGAAGCACTCCATAATCTACCTATAATTTTATTTTGAGAAACTGTATCAGTTATAGCAATTGTTCCTCCATCTTCATCTAAGTTTAAAGTATCTTTATATACTATTTTAGAGTAGTATTCTTTAACTACAGCTAATGAATCTATTTGTGTTGGTGGTGTTATATAGATTGGGGGATCTTTAAAGATTGTTTTTCCTGGACGGTATTCTACTTTAGTTTTTATAACTGTAACAGTATCAATAGTATGTTTTAACAGTTCATATTTTTTTCCATCTACTTTAATTATTGGGTGAGAACTTTGATCTCCTCCAGAACACATTCTCATTAGCAGTATTAATATAATTAACCCTATTATTAAAATTGATTTGAAATCTAATCCTAATATAAAATTTTTAACTTTATCCATTTATTTCTCTATCTCCTTTATGTTTATCTAATCTATCTAATATTTGTGTAACTAATTCATTTTTAACTATACCTACCATAGAAGCATTTTTTAATATAGAAATTAGCTGGAATATCATAAAAGGGGCTATAATTGTTTCACTTAACCAAGAAGTCCCAGTAAATCCTTTTTCTATTGATAAGATAGCTGCTAGCATTACCATCCAAAAACCAAATGTTTTTAATACTTTAATTGCTTTACAAGTTTGAAAACCTTCTCTTTTTACTCCTGCCCATACTCCAAAAAAACCATCAATAAATACAATTAAACCTACTGCTAGGAATTGATCTATATTATCTGCTGTTAGATGCATAAAATATGTACCTATAAATGCTAATGCTGTTGTCAATGATAATGTAATTAATAGTGATGTTTTCATCTTATAGCAACTTATTTAATGTATTGGTAATATTTTTTAGTTTTTTCTTGTCGGTCTTCTAATCCATGAGTACCACCATTAATTCTTTTTGTTAATGCTAATATAGCGGCATCGTTAATTCCTTGATCACATATTAACCATAATTTGTTTTTATCAAAGAAGAACATTGCTGATTCAAATGAATATTCTGTAGCTACTAAATCAGGAGTAGTCATAATTTCTGGTTTTTGTAAATATTTAGCAAAGGCAGCATAATTATCTTTTCCAGTTAATTGAAGAGCACCTCTACCTCTATATTTCCACCCATCTCCTGATTTCTCATCCCCATTACCCATTCTAGAAGCATAAACTCTATTAGCTATTTTTTCAGGATTACGAGCATATAAGTCACTTAGATTACCTGGAAAGTATTTTTTAAATATGTTTTGAAGCCCCTGAGTAGAGTAGTTAAGATTTTCAGCAAATAATTTATAATCACCTGTTTCATGAGCTGTTTGAGCAAAGAAGTGTGCTGCTCTAACCGGAGTTAATTTATAAAACTCCATTGCTTTTTTTATTGTACCAGGACCGAATACTCCATCTGCTGTTACTCCTATTTTAGCTTGTAAACTTTTTAAACTCATAGCTTATCTATATTTATTTTTTATTAGGGTCTCCATTAGTTTCTACACCTTCTTTAGTTCCAAAGTAATAAGAAAAAATCATAAGAACCAAGGTTTTAATTAAATCAAATAGTTGAGAATTTTGTTCCTCACTTAATAATTTAACCTGCCAAGCAATTACTTTATCAACAATAAATAATGCAACTAATGAGGTAAATATTAATAAAATAAAACGAACTAGGATTTCCTGAGTATGTGTGGCAAACATTTTATTAACATAATAAACTGATCCACCTATTACACCTAATCCTAATAGGATTCCTGCAATCATTACTATTCCACCTTCACTAAACATCCTGCTCCTTTTGCTTATCTGTTGATGCAAATTTTTCTAATCCGGCAATACCGAATGATCCTAATGTAATATACATAAATGCATTAAATACATATTCATTTAGTGGGAGGTGTTGACCCATGAACCCAGTTACAAGATCTACAATCATCACTATTGTCATTACTGCAAATGATATGAAGCCTACTACAGTTTTTTCATTGTAGTCGTTTGATTTTTTAAAAATGTCTTTAAATGCCATAATATATTTTATTAAATTAATGAATATATAACTTACTTGGCAAAACATATTTTTCATAGACATTATTTGTAATAAATATCAAAAGTCCCTACAATGAGGGACTTTCTTTTAATTTATTTTGAGCTTCTACGTATCTTTTCCTAATTAAGGCACCTAATTCAGTATCATTAGGATTATTTAAAACTTCATCATATGAAACATAAATAAAATCGTCAAATTCATTTACAAAATCATAATCTTGCAACCTATCCCATTCAAAAAATTCAGTCATTACTTGATCTATTTCGTCATCTGTTAACTCTGGAAACTCTAAAAATTCGTCCATATTTTAATAGTTTTAATTAATATAGCCCCTCTGGTGAGGGGCATATTTGGATTGATTAATTCGCAGATACTGCGCTGTTTTTTGCACGTCTTCGAGAAAGAGTGTACATAGCATCAGCTAATGAATCATTTACTTTTCTTTCACCTTTTTTTACATAATTGATGAAACGAGTTGTGAAACCTGTAGTTTCTGCTAAACGATTTGTGTCGTCTTTACGCTCGCGAGCATTGTAAAATGCTAGCTTTGCCGTGCGATTTAGTTTGGTTTTTGCCATAACGATTAATTTAGAGTTAAAAAATTAGTGGAGGTGGGGAGATTCGAACTCCCGTCCAGACTGCGTTAGTCAATACAATTTATACAGCTTATTTGATACGGTTTTAAAGTTGGAGTATCATTCAACTGGGGCCAACTGTTAAGTTAGCGAAACCACCACTCTATTTAATCTAATAGAGAAATCTTGGGTAATTTAGGCTGCTGCCAATACTTCGTTTCTCAATAAAGAGAATACTGTGTTCATGTTAGCTTCGATTTGTGCGTTGTCTCCTTGAGATACTACACCGTTTGTGTTTTTGCCATTTAATTAAATTCACCTTAGTTTACAGTTATCTCTCTGGCTGATTGTATTAATTAGTTGTAATCTGTCAAAACCAGGCACCCCCGTTTTGTAATAAATAATAATTTATTTTGGAATCGGTGAGGGATTCGAACCCTCATCCAGACTTATCGTCCATGTTAACCCTAGCAGGAACTTTCCCGTTGACACTAACCGATTCTTTTTTTACCAACCTTGGTCTTTCAGGGTTTCTGATTGAGTGCAATAAGTGACGCCTTCCTACTATAAACCCTTGTTCGGAAATTAATACACTCTACTTCTCAATTAACAGCGAGCATTGGTAATTTTTTAGCACCCTCTTTCCTATAATCGTGCATTGTTTATCTACACTGATTCCCTTATTATAAGAGTAGGGTGACTATTTTATAAAACATTCCAGCCACATTGGGAGAGCCGCAGTTCCCACGTTGTTTAAAGACTTTCTTGGCGGACCTATCTACTGGGGTGTGTTTTATTTTACAGCTGTAGTATCAATTGAAGTTGAGTCAATACTTACTGAATCGACTTGTACTTTTGTTGAATCTACTGTTGTTAATTTAGATGACGGAGTCACCTTGTTACAACTTACTGCCACTAAAGCCACTAAGGCTAATGTTAAAAATACTTTTTTCATTTTTGTTTTTATTAATTTCTATACTTAAATATACGAACTTATTTTTTAATATCCTACTTTTTTTAGTAAGTTCTTGTTTCAGTCCACTTAACACCATCAGTTTGGGGTTGGTTATGTTCTGTTAATACTTTTTGAACTGCATCTCTTGCAGTCTCCCATGTTACTGGTCCTGTTTCGTCTGCATAAGCAACTGGATCTTTTCTTCCTAGTTTGATAAATGCTTCTATTCTTTCAACTGAAGATGCTGATTTATAATCTGAGTACCAAGTCACTACAGGTGAAGTCCAGTTTGTATTTTCTGGGGATGTCTGTATAAATCCACTAGTTACTATTTTAATTGGCTTATACGAAGTATTAGTTCTTGAATAAACTTCATCAAAATTTAATCCCAACTCTTTACATAATACTTCTCCATCTTTTAAGATATCAAATTTATCTCCTTGAAGATAAGGTGAGAAATAATTTACTCTTTCTGCATCCCAGTTTCCAATTCTAAAGGCTGCATCATCTGCATCTCTAAATTCTTGTCTACAATCAGGATAAATTGCATGATCACCTGCGTGAATACCTAAAGCAATGTCACAAGTCTCTTCTGTACGGTTTGCAATGGATAAAGCTACTGCTTGAGCAATAGAAGCAAACATTTTGTTTCTGTTAGGAACAACTGTTTCTTTCATATTGTCTTGCTCGTAATGACCTTCTGGTACATCTTTACCTCCTGTTACTAATGCTGAATCTAGTAGATCAACTAATCCGTCTAGTTTGATTTGACGATAGTTTACTTTAATAGGTTCAAATGTTGAAACATTAATAGCACCGTTTAAATAATCTACCAACGATTGAGCTCTCTCTAGCTCTACTCTGTGTTTTTGACCATAGTCAAAGCTTATGGCCGTAACAGATGAGTATTCTTTTAAACAACGTAGTAACAATGTGCTACTATCCATTCCACCTGAAAGTGAAACCACTACATGATTTTTAGACATAATTTATAATTTAATTTGTGCCAGGTATTTGAAACGTATAGGCAAACGTTATTATTTTTTCTCTCCTTCGTATACTTTATTTCCAAAATATTCATCTAGAAATTCTCTACGATATAACATTACTTTTCCCGTGTATTTAGGATTAGAAATGTTGTGAGTGCTAATAGTTTCGCGCAATTTATTTGCAGTGCTATACACTTCTTTTCCTGTTTCAGTACCAGCGGCATAACCTAGATATTCAAACAAAGACATCATGTAAGGTTTTAATTCTTTTTCCATAACTTTAATTTTAATTTTGATTTAATGTACGTAAAATATCCAATTCCTCCAACTATAAATGGAGAACAATTTAAAAGACTAACATGACCTTCACCACATAATCCTAAACTATGTTTTATGATCTCAATCATGATTACCTGGCTCCTTGTTGTTTGTAATAATCTCCTTTAGAAAATTTAGTAGTTGATTTTTCTACTACGGACTTTTTAGATTGTCCTAAAGTCGGTAACCAAGCCATTAGTTGCTCGTACTTGTTTTTTGATGAAGTTTTGCTCATAACTGTTTATATTTGTTTTACTTTATAAATATACGAACTTTATTTTATAAATCCAACTATTTATTGCATAAATTTCTAAAACGTTGAACATTATATTTAATATCTTCTAATTTATCTTCTAAATCAGATTCCATAAATTCTTCAATTTTATTTGTTGGTTTTTCTAATAAACCAATTTCGTTATATCTAATACCTAAAGCACCACATATAATAGGATTTGAAGTATCTACTGAATTAATTATACCAGGTGTCCAATTATCCCTATAGTGAGTAAATTCTTGAGGTACCGAACATCCTAATAAATGGATATAATGGTGTGGTTTAATTAAATTTTCATGCTTCATATTCTCTAGAAGTAATACTCTACCAACAGCTTGATTAGCTATTAAATTTTCGGTAGGACATAATTCATGATATACTACTGATGAATGATTAAATGCAAAGTGAGTATAACCCAGGTCAACACAGTGGTGGTATAGTTGATGAATTTCACTTATTGTAGTACCTTGCATTACTACCATTAAATTGGTGCGTTCAGGTAGCTCGTATTGCCTCCAATGTTTAGCATTTTTAGCTGTTATTGTTTTATTATTCCACTCATCAGGAACAATAAAGATATCAGGTTCAATTAACTTGATTTTTTCTCTTAAATCTTCAATGGTGTGTGTTACACCCTCAAACAAACCGTTATCCATTATAATGAAACGGTCTCTTTCTCTAGAATCTAAGAAAAATTGTCTATAATCGGCATGTTTATCTAATAAATGAGGTAAACAATACTCATAATCATTCCATCCAAAACTATAAGGGAATAACGATAACGGTAGTTCGTGTGATATTTTCATTATCCAATAAATGTTTTTAAGGCTTCTGCGCTCATATTTCCACTTTGTTTTCTAATAGTTCCGTTTGGCTCAATTACTACAGTAGTAGGAACATTTCTAATCCCATTCTCCATAATTGATTGGTGCCCTGAATCAACATCAACTGTTTCAAATTGTACTCCTGGTGTTTCTGCTGCTACTTTATTAAATGTAGGAGCAAATACTTTACACGGTCCACACCATGCTGCCGTGTATCTAATTACTTTTTTCATATTATTCTGTGTATATTGCTGAGTTTTTACTGTGTTCTTTAAATTCTACGCTTACTACTCGTACTCTGTTATCTGTTTCAATTCTAATAAACTCAGAAGTTTTATCATAGATAAATTTAGCAAATTGTTCTGCTCCTGTAGCTGGTACTACTCTAACTTGTGCTATACCTGTACCATGCATTTCTAATGCTTTTAATAAAAATGGGTCATCTTCGGCAATAATATAAGTGTGATCGAACATATGGTCCATCCATGCTTTAGGAGGCATACCATCAATAGTGTTTTTGGCTCTTTTCATTCCTCCAAAGTCCCACACCCAGTTTCTTTCATCAAGTTCTCCTTCAAATACAATTTTAAAAGAAATACCATAACCATGAAGAAAACTACAGTGAGTGCCTTCTGCTCTCCATTGACGAAATACTGTTGAGTAACCATCAAAGACTTTTGTTGATTGAAATTTCATAACTTTATTCTATTTTTGTTAATTGAGATACTAATTCTTCAAATAATTCAATTAAGCGAGATTCATATTGAGAAGCTACTTCAGGGTTCGCTTCTACTTTAGCTTGAATTTCATTTAATTCGCTTTCAACCGTTTTAAGATATTCATCTATTTCTTCCATAATAACTTATTTTTATCCGTCGCAAGATACACAATCTGCTTGGCGTGATCCTAAATCACCTTTAATTACTGAATCTGTTCTTAAATAATATAATGTTTTTATTCCCAATTTCCAAGCTTCTATGTGAACTTGATTAATCCATTTAGGAGAATCTTGAGGATCAAACGATAAATTTAAAGATTGCGTTTGATCTATATATCTTTGTCTAATTGCGGCTTGTCTAACTAATTCTAGCTGATTAATCTCGGGGAATGTTAAAAATAATTCTTTTTCATCTGGAGTTAATACAGTATCTGGTAGATTTAATACAGAGCCGTTATCTCTTAGCATTTGATCCCACCATTTATCTTTGTTTTCGCCTTTAGTATCTAACATAACTTCTAATACTTTATTTTTACGAATAAATGTACCTTTAGCACCGTTAAATGTGTAAATATTTGCGGGTAACGGCTCAATTCCTGCAGAGATGCCGCCTGTTATGACACTATTAGAGACTGTCGGAGCTATCGCAAGTAAATGCGTATTACGCATACCAGTTCCACGACACCATACTGGCTCTCCGTATTCTACTGCTAATTGTCTTGATGCAGCTTCAGCTTCAACTTTAATTTTACTAAATACATTATGAGTATATGCTGTGGACGCTATTGAGTTGAAAGGTACTTGTTTTTGTTGTAGAAACGTATGCCACCCCATTACTCCTAAACCTAATGCTCTACCTTTTTTAGCATGGTTATTAGTTCTAACCATACTTTCTTTACCACTTGTTTTTTCAATAAACTCTTGCATCACGCCATCTAAAAAGTAAATAGATAGTTGAACAGTATCTGTGTCTTTCCACTCATCGTATTTTGCTAAATTTAATGAAGATAAACAACATATAAATGAATGTTCTTCATCAGTATGTAAAGTAATCTCAGTGCATATGTTTGTCATAGATACATCAAGATTATTCATTAAATATGAAATTGGGTTTTGTTTATTTACATTGTCTTTAAACATGATGTAAGGTTCACCCGTTTCCATTCTTGCTTTTAGAATTTTAGTCCAACGCTCCATAGCTACTTGGTCTCTTGCTTCTAATTTTCTCATAAAAATATCATCTATAACAACACACTGATGTAAATTTAAACACTGTCTGTTAGGATCACCTTTAGCACGACGAATTTCTAAAAATTCATCAATATCAAAGTGATTAATATCTAAATTAACAGAAGCAGCACCTCTACGTACAGATCCTTGATTTGTAGCGATAATAGTTGAATCGTAAATTTTAGCCCACGGCACTACACCTTCCGATTTACCATTCCCTTTAATTTCAGTTCCTCTACCTCTAATTCTAGATAAACTAATACCAACTCCACCTCCTACTGAGGTTAGCTTCATTAATTCGGCATTAGTTAAACCAATACCTCTAATTGAATCTGGAGTGTCGATTCCAAAGCATGAGATTGGTAATCCTCTACTAGTACCCATATTTGATAATACAGGAGAAGCAAGTCCTAACCATCCATTCCAAAGGATTTTAAAGAATTTATTTTCTAAATCAGGTCTATTTAATCTAGTTGAAGCCGCTACAGCTACTCTTCGATAAGCCTTCTTAGGTGTTTCTCCAGGTAGCAAGTACCCTTTTGAAATTGTAGCTAATGAGATTTCGTCGAAATACTCAGGGTAGTCTTTACCCCTCTCCCACTGTGTGTAGTCGATAGTTAAATTATTGTCCATATAAAATTAAAATAAATCGTTTGCGTCCCAGTTTTGGACTCCTTTTGAATAATTAGTTACTCGGTTAGCGAAGAAATCTGTATGTTGTTTTCCTGCTGATAAGCTGTCAAACCATTTCATTCTCTTAATTGAAGCATCATCAATTCCATTGACAACGGGTTCATAACCTAAATCTTGCATTTTTGTATTAACTCTATATTTAATAAAGCTAACTAAATCGTATTTTGAGCAACCATCTAAATCACCCATTTCATAAACTTTATCAATAAAGTCTAATTCAAGTTTTAATGATAATAAAGCAGCTTGTTTAATAGCTTCTTTTAATTCGGGAGTATTTAATTCAGGTTTTTCAATTAATAATTGTCTAAATAACCAACATCCTGCTTCCGAATGCAAAGATTCGTCTCGAATTGACCATTCAACAATTTGTCCTACACCTTTTAATAAATTTCTTAGTTTAAATGAAAGAAGAATAGCAAATGATGAAAATAAATTAACACCTTCAGTAAATGCTGAGAATATGGCTAGCGATTTGGCTCGTTCGCTCCAATCTGGTTCATCTTCGATTTTATCTCTTACATTCATTAATGCTTGAATTTTAGCCATTGTTGATTCATCTTCTAAAAATTCAGAAAAATTATCTAATCCTAATTCTTCGTTCAATAATGAATAAGCTTCAGCGTGAACTGTTTCCATATTTGCAAAACACACAGCCATTGCTATAACTTCAGGTTTTCTAAACCATTTAGTAACTAATGTAGACCAATAATCGTTTACTACTGTTTCTGTTTGGGCAAATCCTTTTAGTATAGAACCTATAACATTTTTTTCGGATTCACTTAAATTTTGTTTCCAATCATTTACATCAGACATCATAGGGACTTCCGTATGTAACCAATGAGCTTGTTGTTGTTTCATCCAAAAATCAAATGCTTCTGGGTATTCAAAGGGCTTATAAACTACTCGCTCTTGGGTAATATTTCTCATATACGTTTTTAAATTTTAAATCGGGATTATAAATACATTAAAATGGGGCTTGATCTGTATTAAGGATGAAGTTTCTTAAAAAATCTTTTTCATCTTTATCTACTGCGTTGTAATCGCCGACTTTACTATTAAAAGCAGGGGTTTCTATTTCAAGAAAATCTTCAAATATTTCAATTTTACCCATTGATGTATCTATAGTTGACGCAAATGTCATACCATCACCACCTAATCTATTTTTCATAACATGCCAACGTCCAATACCTTCTAATTTATCTTTTCTATTTCTAGCTAAAGATAATACAATATCACCAATCATTAATTTAGAATATGACCCTGCTATGTTATCTCCTTCAATAATATCACTTTTAGCACCTGTTCTATTTGCTTGTGATGGTGTTACAATAGGTAAACCTAATTCAGTAGCTAATCCTCGAATACTGGTGTATATATCTTCAGTACCCTCTAATCTGTCTCGTGATGAATTTTTAAGTAAGTCAATATAATCAATGTAAATTACATCAGGAACAAATTCATATTGAGTTCTAAGTTGTTCAATGTGTTGTTCAATATTATCTAATGTAGTTTTACCTGCTGGGAATTCTTTGATTTTGATTTTACCAGGTATTTCATTAGCCATTTTCTCTACTTCTTCACGATGCATTGTAATTTGGTCTACAGGAATACTTAATAAATTAGCATCCATACGTCTTGCTACATAAGTTTCACTTAATTCTAAAGTATAATACAATACATTAAATCCTAATTTAGCAGCATGTGTAGCCATATCAATAATAGCCCATGATTTACCACCACCCGGATTACCGAATATAATAACTAATTCACCTTTACCATAACCACCTTGTGTAATATTGTTCATAACAGCCCAAGGAAATGGAATTGGTGATCTATTATCATCACGATATCTAGTTTCAATATCTTTTTCATATTCGTGACCAATAGATCTTATTTCACCTACTTTAAGTGCATTAAGAATTAATTGTCTAATAGAATCGAAGTCATTAATACTCAACAAATCAGTAGAAGCAATAATAGCTTTTTTCATTTGTTGATTTCGACAGAAACCTAAAAATTCGTCTTTAACATATTGGACATCTGTTTGTTCTGATTCTCTGTAAGCTTGGACTAATTGTTCTTTAATAGCGATTTTTAGTACATCGTTTTCTATTTTTTGAACTTCAACCTTAAGAGCTTCCATTGAGGGAACAGTATGATACTTACTAAAGTATTTTAAGATTTCTTTTATAACCCATTGATGAGATGTATTTTCAAAATAATCATCACTTAATGATTCGGAAATTGTAATAAGGAAATCTCGATCTGTTAATAAAGCACCAATTACTTTTGTTTGGAAAGTAGGTCCGTACTGAGATAATTTACTCAATGTTGTCATAACTTTTATTTATTTTATTTTGTTAAATATACTACCTTAGGATGAGGGATCCAAAGGTTTCGGCAAGCCAAGTATGCGTATTTCCAATAGAATTTCGCAAACCATCTGCTTCGTAAAGCATTACAAATCCTCCAACATTTAATGGAGTGATTTCTTCATTTAATGAATTAATTATATCTTCTTTGCTTTCATCTGATATATTAGGTGTGCGAATATTCATTAATTGGTAGTTAATACTCAACTGTTGTTTAGATTCTAATACAGCACCATGCATATTTTTAGCTCCTTGATTATCTTCACTTATCTCATAGATATCGTTTAAATCTAATTCGCTTTCTCCAGACAAATCAAACATTTTAAGGATTTTTTTAGGTCCTAATCCTCGTATTCCTGGTAGATTATCTGAATTGTCACCTAATAATGCCTTGTATAATAGAAAGTTATTTGGGTGTACATTAAATTCGGCTACAACGTCATCAACTTTGTATGTTTTGCGTTTAGTTGGTGAATACACATGTACTTTTTCACTAATTAATTGATAAAAATCTTGATCAGCCGACATAATGGTAACTTCATTGCATGTTTCATCATTTTCATAATGTTTTGCTATAAGTCCAATACTATCATCTGCTTCAATCTTATCAATTGATATTAAACTAACAGGAAGTTGTTTTAAATAATGAATTAAACGGGACATTTGCCCAGACATTGCATCACTTTCTTCTTCTTTGTCATCAAATACATCCCAATTCATAATGCGGGTAATATTTCTATTTCCTTTATAATCAGGGTATAAATTCTTTTTATTTTGCGTACTACCAGTACCATCAAACACAAGTATTACACGAGTAGGACGGAATGTTTTAATAGCGTAACCAACACTTCGTAGATAACCAACCAGACCACCTATATGGTGGCCTGCTGGGTTAATTGCATTTATTGTTGAGAAGTTTCTCATAAAAGTATTCATGGAATCTACAACAAGTATTCTGCTGTTTCTAGTTGGTTTGTCTTCTCCTAATGTACTTATGAGTTGACTTAGAAATTTTTTATCAAACATTAGTTATCATCTATTTCAATCATAGGAGATATACTTCTACTTTCATCCCATTCACTAGCGTCTTCAACAATTTGTAGTTCTTCTACATTTGTTCCTTCTGTAAACCACTCGTAAGCATATGTTTTTTTATAATCTTTTACGGCATCATTATCATCTGGTATAAATCCATGAGGTGTTACGATTATAGTTGAAGATGTTGCTATGCCACAATCAGCATGAATTTTATCAATTGCTATTTTAGTACGTTTAGCGAATTCAACTTTTTTACCTTTATGCTGTACATTAATTTTAGAAGTACCACTATTGGTTACATTTCCAAATGTAATTACAATTGAAGCATCCCAATACATTGCGTTTCCACCTTTATTTGTCATTCTAGGTTGTGACATCGGGGTTAAAGCCGGTTGTACTCCTGTTTTATTGATTACAAATAATGTATTTGTGTAAGGATATTTTTCTTTACGTGATAATGGAAATTGTTGGTTGATAAAATTACCAAATTGAGTAGCCATAGCACCAGCATTCCACATAGGATTATTATTTCCTTGTTTAACACTCATATCACACGGAATAGATCCAACTGAATCCCATAAGAATAATAAATCATAAGGTAATTTACCTTTCTTTTGTTCGTCCAATATATCAGCAATAAATGCAGATACATCTTCAATAGTATTTAACGATGATCTATCAACATATAGGAAAAATCCTTTATAATCCATAGTATCACCTGTAATTCCGTCAGGAATAGCTTCTACTTCTAGTCCCATTTTCTTAGCGTGAGCAAAATCCCATTTCATCTCAGTAATAATAAATACAGGTAATACCTCCATTTGTTGAGCGGACACTGCGGCCTCAATCAATAATGTAGTTTTCCCTGTATCGGAACCCCCACGAGCAATTGTTACATGGCCCATGGGTATTCCTGGAATAGAGAGTGCATCTTGTACAGCTGGGGAAAATGGGATCCATCGTTGTTTTTTAAACTTAGATGACTCCGATAGGAATTTTGATTTTTTAAAACTATCTAAATCAAATGGCTTACCAGGAGACGATTTTATAGCGGCCGAAGCCATATCGTTTAAGGTTCTTTTAGCCATGATTAAAATAAGTCGTTAAATTTATCTGCTTTTGGTTGTTTTGTGCTTAAAGTATAATTAGGCGCTGGTGTTTCTGCTTTAGCATCCCAAGGCATATCATTAAGACCTTCTTCTTCTTTAGCAACAATAGGTTCGTCAGTATCATCTTCTTCAGGATTAGCCCATTTTTGGAAGATTTCATTTAAGCTTTCATAGGTATGTTTTCTATTAATTGCAAAGATATCTGGTTGTTCGTCTAAATACAGTTGTAATGCTTCAGCATCATCTGTAATAGGTGTAGTTTTTACTCTTGGTGTAAGAAGACATTTAACTACTTTACGACCTGCTACAGTATCATCAACTCCTTCAACAATAAAATCACGTCCATCTTGAATGTCCGTAAAATCACCATAATCTTCGTTCATTGCAATATTCATTAATTGGGTGTAAATTTCTTTACCAAATTCCCATAAACGAACTCCTGATGCTTCTTCACCACGAACAATAACAGGTGCGAATACTCTCATTTTAGGAGTAATCTTTTTAGCCATTTGCCAATGATCCGGATTGTCAGATTTACGAAGTTTTTGTGCTGCTTCTAAGATTGGGTCAGCTTCACCCCAATTTGTTAAGGCCAAAATAGGTCCTTTAGTGTAACCATAGTGAAAATAAACTTCACGGAATGGTGTTGACTTGTTAAATTTTGACGGAATAATACGAACTTGGTGTTTTCCCACTTTCGGTTTCCAAAAAATTTTGGAATAGTCAATTTTGTCTTTGGTTTGCCCTTTGCTTTGGAAAGAGTCCAATTTTGATTTGATTAAAGATAAATCCATAACATTTTTTAATTTTAATAATTATAAGTAAGATAAATGTACGAAAGGAAAATTAGGAAGCCAAATTAGACTTCAACAATAGTGTGGATTTTTGTATGTACTTTTCTTAAGCCGCCTTCTTGAGTAAGTAATATAACATTACGGTGGTCAGGCCAGTTTACTTTGTAGTTAGTATCAAGTACACCTTGATTTAGTTCACGAATTAAAGCGTTTAATGCATTAATTGTGTATAAAGTATTAGATTCTTTTTTTCTATGTAGTAATATTGTGCTAGGTAGTGCATTTTTCGATGTAGTATTCATAACATCAATGTTATATGTTAAAATCAACTCGTTAGTATCCGGAGAGGATAAAACGAATATTTTATTATATAAAATAGAATAGCGATTTGTAAGGGCACCTAGCACTTCATCTAATCTATCTTGAGCAATAAAGGTGCAAAATAATTTATTTCCTACCATGTCATCAATAACAATGTCGTTAAATTCATAACTGGCCATAAATATGTGTTCTTGGGTCATAACCGTTTGTTTTTCTATTTTAAATTATTATAGTGTGTTCCTGTTTTTACTCGTGTTGGGTATTTTAATTTAGCTAGGATCTCCCCAATTTTCTGCGTTTCTTCGCGCGATACATCTATAAGCACGGAGTCATATGTATAGAGCACTATACGCGATTTTAACGGCCTAAACTCGCCAAATAATGCATGTAGTTGTTCTACGTTTTGCGATGTTTCGAAATTCTGGATATAGTAGTTAAGTATTTTTTGTGGTGTTGGGTTTTCAATATCTTTTAAATGAAATATTTTACCTGATGGTGTTTTAAATGAACCACCATATTGGATTTCATCCCATAAACTATCTGTAAACATGTCTACTTCCTTGAAGAATGGCTTGTTTTTAAATTCTTTTCGTATCCCTCCGTATAAATTTTGAAATGTAATTTCTTTTACTTTAGATATATCGGATTCGTTTAATATTTGGGCAATTTGAACATATACACTAGTATCGTAATCAAATTTGTATCCTACTATATCACCTAATAAACGAGGGTGATAACCATTAAAATCAAACTCCATAAATAAGTCATTGCCAGGAACAAAGCATTCTCTCTCCCCGTTTTCTTTATTTAGAGCAGCATAATTTATATTATTGAAGGAATTAGAAGGGCGACCAGTAAGAGTATATAAATTATAATTAGTATAAGCTCGTCCTTGTTTGATTGAAAAATGCGGCGTAGGATGGTTTTCATGGTATTTAATAAAGCATTCGCGATCTAATTTAATGCCTTCTTTTTCAATTTTAAAGAACACATCAATTTGTTTATTTGTATAATCAGTATTTTTATCAATATATGGTTTTACTAACTCGTAAAGTAATTCGCAATATTCATAATGTTTAGAAATTGGAATTAATTCATTAACATTCTTTATTGAACCGTGGTTACGATAAAAATCAAACATAATTTCAGGTTCACATTTGCTTAGCTCTAATTTAGCGCCTTTAGCAATACTGTTTAATGTTATATCGTTTATTTTACCACTTAAAAAATATTTAGTGTGTTTTGCATCAATAGCATATAATTCCTTTTCAGACAGGAATTTTTTAAGTGGTTGCCATTTTAGACTTAGTGATTCGTTATGTTTAATACAGAATATATATCCTTTATCATCAAATGGTTTAACATAAACTAATGATACTTCAGATATAGCAGGGTGATAATTGTAATTGTTCGATATTACATGAACAAAACATTTATCAAAAGGCGGTAAAAACGGTAATTGAGATTCCTTCTCGATAATATAAAACATAACCTTATTTATTTATTCGCTAAATGTACGAATAAATTTTTAGGAAACCAAGAAAGATGTCAATCCAGGCATTTGACTATTAACTTCTTCTAAAGTTTGAGTGTTTTGATCGTAAATTATTACTTGATAATTTGATGAAGATTGGTCAGCTAGTTGATTATAAGCGTTTTTATCTATTTCTTTAATTAAAATATTTGAAGTTCTTAAGTCTTTAGAAAAATAACGAGGAGAAGACAAGGAAACATTAGGATTTAATAATGAATCTTTTAAAGTAGGAACGGACCCAGCAGATAAAATAGAAGCAGTATTTTTTGATAAAACATTATAAGTTTCTAATGATTGAGAATTATTATCAAATGTTTTTCCTGTAGAATATTTAGTACCATTAACTATGTTATATGATCCTAGATAAGGTTTTTTATCACTTATGTAACGTAAAGCAATATTTTGCCCTATACCAGTACCATTGGTATATAAACTTTCTTGAATTCGGCTTTTAGGTATTGGTCTCATTAATTAATTAAATTATTGCCAGTATAAAGAATCTCCAGATGTATTAAATCTATTATAATAGTTTTCAGCAAATGTGCTTCTTTCATATGCTTGGAATCTTGTGCTATTTTGGTAGTCTGTTAAATTTCCGCAATCTGCACATACTTCTACTATTTTAGCAAAATTAAATCCTGCTGTATAAGGAGTTACCGTACTAGGAGTTGCTTTTAAAAATCTAGCAGTATTAGGCCATTTATTAATTAAATAATTTGTTTGTTCTTCTACTGTTGTACCAATTATAGCAAAAACACCATTTGGATCTGTAGTGTTACCTACACCTTTTCCATTCCATTGGATTAAGCCTACAGAAGGATATCCATTAAGATCTTTAGCCCATACTGCTCCTGGATCAAATGAACCTCCTGTTTCTTTTGATATATTACCTAATGCAGCTGCTACTTGTACCTTATTCCATCCTGCAGCTTTTAAAGTATTAAAAACTATTAATTCATTGGCGGCCGCGGCTGCTGTATTTGGTATCCTTATTCGATTTTTACCTACTTTAATAATTGTTCCTGGATATTGGTTATTATCCCATTGTTTCCAAACCTTTATTCCTGTGGCATTTTCAAATACAACAGGATAAGCACTTAATTCTGTGGTCCAGTCATTTCCTGAGAGTTGGTGTCCTAGTCTAGTTACAATATATGCAATTTCTCGGTTACCTATGTTTTTGTATCCTTTAGGTATAATGTCTTGATTAATTTTAAATAAATTTCCTATAATTATACCACCAATACCATCTAAAGTAATAGTTAATTCTGTTGGTATAATAGTTCTAAAACGGTTTTGTGGATCAAATCTATCTAAACTAGCTAAAAAGTCTCTATAAGCAAAATCTAACCCACCATAAGCATAATTAAAATTATCATTTGTGCTATTTAAAGTACTAGAACCATTTATATATTGAAAATAATTATATATCTTAGTTAAAAAAGGTAAAAGAAATGTAGCAGGACTATCAGGTTTATTAGGATCTTTTTTTAACTCTATAGTTGAATTAAAATTCTTTTTAGGTATTAATCTATCTGATATCCCTTCATTCCATGCAACTAAAGTAGCATTATCGTATCCTAATTTTCCTATACCTTCAGGATCTTGAGCAGATATAGCTATAATAGAACCCATTTCAGGAAATATTTTAGATGAAAATTTATAATCTCTAACTACAGAATTAAGATTATGCATTTGAAGAAGAAATAATTTTTCTTTTGTACTTCCAGTAAAATTAATATCAATAATTCTACCTATAGCATTTCGATTATCTACTTGAATATCAAAATTATTTATATTTCCTAAACTATTTTGAACATCTCTCATAACTCCTTGAATATAATCCCTTATAGATATAGTATTTTTATTTTGAGGATCACTAGAAGCAACATTTTTAGAAATTGCATGTTCATATAAGTAGTTTAAATTAACATATATATTTGAAATATATCCTAATTGTTTTGTATCACCATTATTATCTTCTAAAAAAGGTAAAGCACTTTTAGATGATACATTTGAAGCTGCGTTAGCAACTTGATCTGCTACTACAGGGATTTGATTTATAAGACTTTGTTGTAATGCTCCTTGTATAGGAATACTAGAAAGAGATGTTTTAAGAAGATCAATTACTTCTTGTTTAGACCATTGTTTTTGAGTTTTATCAGTAGTTGAAACAGCTCCATCTTCAAACGGGTCTTCATTAAATCCTACAATATTTTGTTCATATATATCTGGTTTCCCTGGAGGGGCGGGATCATAATCATAGCGAAATAGTTGATCATATAATTTATTAACATTTCCAAAGTAATCTAAAAGATTAACAGTACCCGATCCAGGATTTGTGTTAGGGGAAGAAAATCGGGTTCCATTCCAAAATTCAAGTTCAGGAACTCCACTAGGAAATGTAAATCCAACTAAAGCATTTCCTAAATCCGTAGCTAGTGTTGTTATGTCATCTTTTAAATTACCATCATATTTATATTGTTTTGTATTTGTAAGGTCAAATCCACCTCCAAATGTAGAACCTAATGTTGTATCTCCTGTTCTAGTCATTTTAGAACCAATTCGTTCAACTACTGCAGGCAGCACAGAATTTTTTAATGTAGAAAAATTGGTATTAAAAACGGCATTCTGGATATCTCTAGAAGGTGTTATTCTTGCAGGTGGTGTAGGTGATGTAGGTGCTTGAATTGAGAGGTTATTCCAATTGTCATTTCTAACATAGCATACTCCTAGATTAGTTGATAGAGCTAAAGGACTAGCTATACATTTAAGAGATTTAGCATATGCATTAATTGGTTTTTGAGGATTAAATAATGATTCAGGAGAGTTAGTGCTATTTTTCTTATCGTATTTTATATAATTTTTAGATTTATAGTCAGTTTCATAAGTTACTAACTCAGAAAGTGGTTGATTACTAGCTCCTTTAGTAAACACATACGTACTAAGTAAATCACAAAAACTACCTAATGTTATATATATTTCTGCTTTAGGATCGTTTTGTCCTAGGTTTTTAACTAATCCTCCTCTATCACCCTTATTCTCTCTAATATCTTGTCTATAAAGATAATAATAGTCTCCTGATCTGTCAGTTATAGTTGTTGATAATCTGTCTGATCTTCTATAAGCATAGTTCCATAATTCTTGGATTAATCCGGGAATAATTCCTTTTTCATAAGATTGAACAACATTTATATTAGAAGGAGCTCCTGGTATTTGAAGTATTCCTTTGTTAGAGCTATCAAATGCTATTGTTTCTCCAGGTACCCAATTACATTTAAGTGATTCTAATACTTCACCTAGTGATATAATAGAAGTAGTACAATCGTATCCACCATCATCTCTAGCAGCCCAATTATAATTTTTAACATACCCTAATAAGGCATCGTATGTTCCTCCACTTTGATCAATTAATTCATAAATTTGAGCAAAAGCATCATTTAATTTTAGATCGCTTTTATTTAATATATCATAGCTAGGAGTATAACCATTTATTTTAGCAAAATCCCAACCAAATTCTAAAAGTACAGTATATCCCGGACGCATATAAAGAAGTTCTAATTCTTCTAATTGTTTAATATCCCAACAATTAAATGTTACTGTTGCTTCTTGAAGTGAACCGTATGCTCCCTTTGATTGTATAGCTACATTAGTAATACCCGGCATAGGTCTAATACCAGTTCTGTTTAAATTGCCTCCTTGAGATCTGTTACTATAGGCATTTGATGCATTTCCTAAACCATTTTTTTGAGTAAAAACATCTACAATACCATCTTTAGTTTCTTTTGTAGAATGATTTAAGGTTCCACCTTGTAAAACATAGTTTTTTGCTAGTTCATTGGTTATACCCCCTTTACTATCTCTAGTATTAACTCCTGAAGTCATTCTTACCCAAGCTGAGCGAGAATTTAATTGGTGGAGAAAAGCGGGAGTTCTAGCAGCCATCCCATCTTGTCTTCGTTTTAATTCGTTTTGAATAAATGTAGGGAAGGTTTCTCTAAATATTGACATAACATTTTATTTAATTAATATTTCCGAATATAGTTAAAACATTATTTATATCCGTAGGTATGCGTAATTGTGTTCCAGGCACAGGAAACATAGATCCTAATGTGCAATTATTATTTATAGCAGATATAACCCACCATAATGAAGCATCTTGATAGTAAGTATAAGCTAATAAATCTAATCTATCCCCTTCTACAGTAACAACATATAAATCATTAGCCGTTGGTGGTATGATAGGAAATTGTTTAGCTTTATAGTATTGTTTTCCCGCACCGAATGGGGAATCAATAGTTGTTGTTAATATGTCTGCGTTATTGTATATCATTATTGTGGTATATTAAGGGGAGCAACAATATCGTTTATAGTTGCACCTCCCGTTACGGGGGCTAATTGAGGCGTAGGTAATACTGATACAGGGCGGACTCCTGGTGAATTTTCTCCCACTGGTATTTTATTATCACTTCCAAATATATCTGTTAACCATTTATTTTGATTACTTTGTCTATCACCCATAAATGCTGGTAGATTTTTCCAATCTGCTACTGGTTTTCCGTCTGAACCTGGTACTGTATTTAAAATTGTTGGAAATTTGCGAGGAACGAAGTCATGTACCGGAGCAAATGTCATTGTTATAGTCATTACGTGTGGTAATTCATATAAATCTCCACCACTTTCTGGTTCATCAATTGCTATCTCCCAAGGTGAATCGTTACCTATAGAATATGTTAAATTTTTAATTATTCCTGGTTGTCTGAACATATAATCACCTAATGTTAATCGCATATATGGGGCTCTCATTATATTATTACTATAATCAGGCATTGTATTTGAATATAGATAATTTAATTTTTGCCACATTGGTCTTAATTCTTCCTCAGACATTGCCGCTACTTGAAGAGTAAATGAAATATTTCGTTCAAATCCTTTGTAAATATAAAAAGGTTCTCCACGTCCTATATAATTAACTGTACCCCAAGACGGATTTGGACTATCTGTAATATCCTTAAGGTACGAACGAAAGATCATCCAGACACTATTTGTTGGAGAGTCGTTATCGACTGCTTCAATTCTAAATTTGATTAAATCTCTTACTCTAGTAGGTCTTGCGTTTCCTGGTATTTTAATATATGATGAGCCCGGAGCGTCTGAAGCATAGTATAGTGGGGTTAAATTAACCTCATCTTTATAACCATCAGCTTGGCTTAAACCCAAGCGAGAATCTATATTAAATGTTTTTAAATCTAAATTTTTATATTTAGATCTCCCAGTTATATTAAAGCGAATAGGTGTACTAGCTTGATTAGCCTTATTAATTTGACTTACTCCAACTGTGGTACCTATATTTTTTTCAAAATATGTTGTTCCTATTTGATTTTTATTTGTCTGTCTATCAATAGCACTTTGTAATATTGAGTATGTTTTGGCAGCCCCGTAATTAATAGCATTTTGATCAATTTGATTACTTTGAGCTAGAGTATTTGTTAGATCTTCAGAAGGAGGAAGAATATTATTACTATATTCTATTAAAGCTTCAGAATTGTATAAGTATTGTAATGATACTCCTTGAGCATTATAATAGTTTGGATTTAAAGCAGGGCGTACATATAAATAATCTTCATTCTCATCTACAGCGTTGTTAGTAAAACCATCTTGTGAAATTTCAAGAGGTTTAGTTAAAGGTAGATATTGAGGATTACTTAATGTTTTGTAAATATATGGGATAGTAGTAATTCCTATACCATCAATAGAACCAGGACCACTAATGTATGAAGCTATATTGGCATCCGGGTTTTTTACTAATTTAGCTTTTAATCTAACTAATCTATTGTTAGCTCCTTGATCTTCTTGATTGTTATTAAAGGCAACATTTTCATATTTGGCATCATCGGATTGAATCGGCAACAAACCATGTCTTGTTATATGACCTCCAAAAGCATTAAGTGGAACTTGAAGTAATGTATTAATACCACCATTATAGATACGAGTATTCCCTATATTAGCGTTAAAATTATCACCACCTCCAAAAAGTGTACTAAAGTTTCCTTGTAATACATTATTTAATATAGCTCCAGCGCCTAGAGGTGCTTCCAACTGTGGATTAGACAACTGTAGTCCAACTTGTTTGATTACAAACAATGGACCTTGTGGTGCATCTTTTAAGAATTTACCAATACGAATGAAATCTTTTTGAGAAGCATTTGTTGCTCCTGTAAAACCTCCTCTAATTAAACCACCGTCAATTCCTACAGCGTCGTTAGGATCGGCTTGTTGGTCTAAAGCAGGTGGAATAGCAGTAGTAATATATGGAGCTCCACTATCACCACCACCTATTGTATCACGTCCGTATCTTAAATTCCTTAGATTTGTTAATGAAGCCTGTTGGAATATACCCATTATTAAGTATTAAGGGTGTGGGAAATCTACGTATTTAAGTCCAGGTGCGTTTCTGTAGGGTGCCGTATTTAACGGATCGGCTTCTTCTAAACGTGATGGTGTTGGTATAAATGGTACAAATCCACCTGCTATTACTTGAATAGGTGGGTTTCCATTTACTGAATATTGATCATGGCGAGACCCTGGAGGATTTGGGTTAACGTTTGGTTGAAACGTTGGTGGTACTGCCCCTCCATTCCATTTAGGTACTGCATTAGTGTACGATGTTGGATTTTGTAGTAAGGTTACTAATGATGTTGGCATATTATTTATGTTTTAATGTTTATTATAAATATTAAATTAAGCTAAGCTATAATTACTTTTAAGCAATGAGGTCCCTACTTTATCTGGTCCCATATATATGTCAGATTTTTTATTATTGCTTTGCTGTACAAGTTGATTAGTAATTAATGTGTTTTTGTTTAAATCTTTTAATTCATTTAATAAGGCAGAATTATCTTGAACAACCGCGGTTTGTTGTTTTGGTCTATTAATCATATCTCCTAATCCTGGAGCAGCAGCAAATTCATCATTATCGCTTAATGAAAATAAACCACCTTCTTTAGGTGATATTATAGTTTTACCTTTAGCAGAATACATATCTCCAGCAGATGTAGGTTGAGTGGCATCAGTTTTAGCATCGTCAAATGCCCCCATCATAGCAGCAATTCCCGCTACTATACCAACAGCAGCAAGACCAAAAGATATAGCAGAAGCAGTAGCAATAGCGCCAGCAGCTGATAATTCTAATTCAATTGCTAAGGTTGCTAAAGTTGCTAGTGTTTTCCCTAGTGATACCCCAGCAATAGCTAACATCATACCATATAAACCTCCAGCACTTGAAAGTGCACTAGCCATTGCTTCAACTAACTGTCCTAAAGGACCTCCTACTAAGCTTGTAACAATATCCTGCATTTTTTCCATAGCAAGATTAAATTGTTCTTGAGCATTTAATGCTTCTACTTTTTTAGCTACTTCCTCACCACTCATAGAAACAATTTGTTCATGTGACATGCCCAAATATTGTTGTTTTAATAGCTGATCGGTAAGTTCATCTGTAGTTTTACCCATCATATCCGCTATCTTCTGTTGAGCAATAACGTTCATGTTAGAGTAGTTATTAAAATCAATTCCTTGATTTGCTAACTCTTTCATTTCTGTTGTTAAATCTCCAGTTAAAGCAGCAGCACGAGCACGTTCTAAATTAAATTGTCTTCCTGTAATTAATTCGGCTTGTAATTCATTTTCAATAGATGATTCAAAATCAAGTAAAGCAGATGCGGATTTTTTAGCGCTTTCTAAAGTAGTACCTAATAATCTAGCTTGAACAACAGCTTCTGTTAGGGCAGGTACATTACCTTTAAACATTGCTAATGTTTGACCAGATATTTTACCAACTTCATCCATAACTTCTACTTGATCTTGTTGAAGTCCATTTTGAACTGAGAGTTGTTGGGTAGTTTGATAAATGATGTTTTTAACATCTTTAAATTCTTGTCCAGATATCTTAGTAAGTTTTGCTAATCCTCCAGCAGATTCATTACTAATTCCAAGTGTTTTAGTTAACTTAATGAACTCAGTGTTCATGTCTTCACTAAACTGGGTGTTGTATCCTAATTGCTTTCCTAACTCAGCATTAGCAGCAACCATTCTTCCAGTAGTAACTGCTATATCTCCAGAAGCAACAGCAATAGCATTAAATTCTTGTCTTATAACAAGTGCTTCATCATAAGTTTTAACTAAACCTCTTTGTATTTTTACTGTTTGATCAGATATGGCAAACGCCATTTGTTTAATAAACGCAAATATTGCAGTAAATGGGCTAAGTAATTTTGATATGTCTTTATATGTGTTACTTATTCTATTAGTTACTGTATCTTGTTCTTTTGCTAGTTTAAGAAGAATTTCATGTTTTTTTATTTCATCTTCATATTGTTTTTGGAGTCCTTTATGAGATTTTATTATATCTTCAACTTTATCTAAAGTTTGTTGTTTTTGAGCAGTAATTTTTGCTTCTTGATTTTGATCTTTTTCTAAAATCTTTATATTATCTTCTTGATATTTAATTTTTGCTTTAATATCTCGAATCGCTTGAGTTTGTAGGGCTCTATCAGCAGTTTCTCTAGTGTTTCTGCGGGCGACTTCAGTAGCAGCTAGTTGTTGTCGTAAATCATCAATTTTAGCATCAGCTTCTCCAATTCTAAGTCTTCTATTAATTTCTTTATCTTCTAATTTAAGAAGTTCTTCTTGAAGGTCTTTTTGTCTTAAAGTAAATCTACCTCTTGCTTCAAATGACTTATTGTTTCGAGCCATATAATCGGCATAAGTCTGCCCAATATTAGCAATAGATTTTTCTACATCTTTTACTTTTAATCGTCCATCAGTTAATTTTTTAGATAAACCAATGGTTTTAGATAAAGCATCATTATATCTACCTAAATCATTATAAAGTTCACTATTAGCTCCTTTAGAAAGTTTAAGCTCATCCGTAACAGATTTAATATTTCTAGACAAAGATCTCGATAAATCTATAGATTCTTTTAAGGAATCATTAAATCTATTTAGTTCTTCATTATTTTTTTGAAAATCTGGATCGTTAGGATTGTTAGCCATAGTAGTGTATTATATAGATAAATATGAAAAGCCCTACTTTCGTGGGGCTTTTGCTGTGTAGGTTGGGTTCATTGGAGGTTTGACAGTTGTTGATGAAGCTGATTTCATAGATTTTTGTTGTTTTTCAGCATCAGCATTTTGTTTTTCAAAATGTTCTCTAATTTTATGATATATAAAATCACGATGCGAAATAGGCAAATTGTAAACTGTATTCCAATCGTATCCTCCATTTCCGTAAAATACAATTTCATGTATTCTAGAAAATAGATATTCTCGATATTTAGGCGTCAGGCCAAAAAAAGCTAATCCCAATAGGGATAGTTACGCCCTCCTGAACGTAGCCATCTTTGTTTAAAGTTATTGTAGTTTCAATATCTGGGGATATCTCGTTATAATATTTTTTTAATGCTCGTGAATCTGGTGCTAGTAAGTAATTATCTACGAAATCTACAATCGATACTAGGTCAGTCTTGCCGTTAACTGCGATTATCATGCGCTTTAAACGCGTAGTATTCTCGAATGAGCCATTTGGGTCAATTTTTTGAAGTCCTTTAAGTTCTGCGTCAATTGCTTTATCGTCTTTGCCTGTTAGTAACTTAAATGTTACGGTATTATTTGATTTAGGTAATTGAAATTCAAATTCGTTTTTACCTTTTTCGAATATATTTTCGTCTAAAGGTTTTTCATCTAATGTAGTTAAATCTAAGGAATATTCATCATCGTTACCTGTTGATTCGTTTCTAAATTTGAATGAATATTCTTTACCATATCCCAAGATACGAGCAGCAAATAAAACTGCGTTTTTATCACCTGTAACCAACTCATCAATATCAATTGGTGTTACTATAAGTGATTTTAGTAATTTATCAATAGCAGTTCCCTGCTTAATGAAGTTAATGTTAGTTAAGATATCTTCATCTCGTGCACTCATGTAGCGCATTTCGATTTCTCCCTTAGCTAACAACGATGTTTCAGGGTAAACAAGACCTTTTGATGGTAATGTAACCGTTTCCGTTGGAATTTTTAAATCTGTCATAAACTTATTTTAATTTTATATATATAAATATAATGAAACTATGTTTTTTGTAAAAGAAACCCGATATTTCTATCGGGTTTTTTATTTAATTTCTAGGAGCATCTGTTCTATCTGAGAAATAGCGATCTATATACCCTTTTATTCCTGAGACAAACTCAGATTTCTCTCTATCTGTTAATTTACTATAATCTTTTAATACATCTAATTCACCAAGCATATAGGCAAAACCACGTTGCATGTTATCAACACTATTTCTATGTTGATCTACATTTCCGTCAGAACCTACGTTTCCGTCAAGTGCTTCAGAAATACATTCTTGAATTAGTTGTTTAAGAATTTGATTCATGTTAGTAATTTAAGATGCAATAATCCATACCAATTGTCATAGTAAGATTAACTGCTTCTGTATATGTCGACCAATCGTAATCGTCAAAGTTTGCTGTTTTGATAAAAGCACCTTTAACAACCCATTCTGATACTACATCACCAACTGGACCTAAAACATTAAATGTAATGTCTTTTTTATAGATC